TCATATTCCTATCGCCATGCCGTGGGGCATGGATGGGGCAAAGTCCGATAATTTCTGGTTCAACATAGCAATCTGATCGCTGCTGCTGTCGGCCATCCAGGCGCCGTAAACATTGAAAACCATCTGGGCGCTGGAGTGTCCCATTTGGCTGGCAATGAAACTCGGATTGGCCCCGGCAGACAGCGACCAGCAGGCGTAAGTGTGTCTCGACTGATACGCCTTGCGGTGCCTTAAACCTGACCGTTTAAGCGCCGCATCCCATGAGTCACCAACTGAATCGGCTTTGTATAGGTAACCTACGCTGCCACTTTTTTTAACCAACTGAGGATTGAACACAAATGTACAGTCGTGAATGACCGTTCGGCCATACTCCCGCAGTTGTACCTCAACCTGATACTGCTTGCCTAACCTGGTCATTTCCGCCTGGTTCCTCAAAGCGTCAATGGCTGGCTTGATCAGGTGAACGACCCTGTCGGTACCGGCTTCGGTTTTTGGTAGAGTGAAATCACCGAGTTTCGTATAATTCCGGCGTATGGTCATCGTTCCAGTTTTCAGATCTATGTCTTCCCATGCGAGGGAGACCAGCTCACCGTGACGTAATCCTGTGTATACCGCAATTGACCACAGGTTTTTCGTTTGCTGATGCTTGCAGGCATCTATGAAGCGAACGAATTCATCACGTGTGAGCGGATCTGGTTCTATCCTGGCCCTTTTTAGCGGCTTGATGCCGTTAAACGGGTTTTCACTCACATAGCCATTATCAACAGCGAACTGAAACATACCGGCGATCGTGGTCATGTAGTAGTTTACCGTCACCACACTCAACCCTTTATCCCCCGCCAGCATATCCTTCCTGATATAGAGAAGCTCTTCTCTTGTCACAGACGAAACCAGCTTATTCGCGCCAACCCTCGGCAGCATGCTTCTCACCACCGATTCATACCTGTTTATGGCATTAGCGCAGATCTCCATCCGTTTAAGCTCAAGCCATTTTTCAGACAGATCTTTTACGGTGATATCTTTCTTCCCGATGCCGAAAGTTTTCAGATTTGGCGAGTTGGGGAATTGGGCCGCATAGTCAAAGGTCCCCATGCGGATAGCGAAACAAACTGACGTTCTCAGCTCCCCGGCCACCTTCCTGTTTTTAGCGGTGTCAGGGACACCGAGGTTTTCCCTGACACGCTTACCTTTAAAAATGAACCATATGCGGAGTGACTTTCCGTGGTTCTCAACGCCCGTTGGGTATGATTCTTTACTCATTTATCCCTCCCGACGTCCAGGAGCGTTGCAAGTTTACCTGTTTCATACCGCCCGATCACCCAATGGTTGCTTTTGCGCCTGAATCCATGCGTCTACCGCTTTGCGGTTGTACATGCATTCGCTGGTTGGCTTTGGGTCACCTTCAGGGGAAACGTGCTTATACTCACGCCCAAGCAGCCAGGATGATTTGCGGGCCCGTGTAATGGTTCCACGTTTCATCCCTGTGACTGCCATCAGCAAGTCCTCTGAAACCCATTCGTTTGGCTCGATCTGGATTATTGTCTGCATTTATCACCTCCGATGCTTACCGCGTAATTCCTCTTCTTCCTGACAGTCAGCGCAGCGCTGACAGCCCGCCACCAGTTCCCGGCGCCGCTCGGGTATCTCTTCCCCGCAGTCGCGGCAGTGAGTAGCTGAAACCGCCACATGATTGATGCGCATGTTCTGGATGGTCATTTCCAGCCGGCGCTCTGCCAGCTCGTTGGCCTGATCGATGATTTCTGCGCTCATGCTGCACCGCCTTCACTTTTTTCCGCTTCAACCGCCATCTGCTCAAGCTTTCGTGAAAGCTCGGCAGACAGTGCCTGGAACTCTTCCTCTGTCGCTACCGGGATCGGCACAAAACGGATGCCGATATGAGCGAGGCCATGTGCCGCCTCAAGGCATTTCCTTAAATCAACGGGAGAGGCTCTGTTCATGCTTCACCGCCCCCATCATTAGCGAACGCGCCATGAGCATGGCTTCTATAGAGGGCTAAATAATTTTTAGCCTCTTCAATGGAGTCAAAAAAACCGACATCTTTTCTTTTTCCATCCGCTTGACATCTGGCTCGCCACTTTTTGCTTTTCTTATCCCAGCCAATCCCTTTAACGCCAGACTTGCTGTTTTTTCCCACAGAGCGATTCATCATGTTCTGCGAGCGGGTTGCTTCTCTTAGATTTGAAATTCGGTTGTCAGATCTAACGGTATTGATGTGGTCAATAAAATTAGACGGAAAATGGCCATAAACATAAAGCCATGCAAGGCGATGGGCAGAATGCCGCTTACTGTCGACTTTTATGTAAACGTATCCGTTGTAATCCACAAAACCAGCCAGCTCTCCGTGATGCATCCTTTTCGCTGTAGGATTTAACCAGTAGAAATTTCCAGTCTCTGGCTCGTATCGAAGTAAATCCTTAAGCCTTTCCTGTGTTAATTTCATGATTCCACTCCATATCTTTTGTTCATGCGGCCAATAACACTGACAAATTTCACCAGGCTGACACCCATCGGCTTTACCTTCTCGTAGTGCTTGCGAAGGATGGGGGGGCATACAGCGTTCCACTTCGGTTTAGGCTTTACGCTCATCGCTTTGGTTATCTCTTCTGCGCAGCGACGAGCCTGGGCGCGGAGAGCGTTTTCTTTTTCTTCTGGCGTCATGCAGCCTCCAGATTCCCGATCCGCTTTAACTCAGCCAGCGATATGGACGTGATGATGTGTCGCGGGGTGATGTACGGGCGCCAAATAAACAGGAGCGAGCCTTTTGGGTTGCTCTGGCGCTTTCCTGTAACGGATGCAGGAACAAACTGAACACGGCCACCCGTTATCAGCCTGAGTTCATCAGCTGATTGCATGGCTGAAATAAACCAGCCGGTAGAAATGTCAGCCGGTAGCAACATCACTACGGCCTGAGACTGCGCCCGGGATTGCTCAGCAGCCTTTTCCACCCACGGCCCAATATCGGAATAGGGTGGGTTGCACCAGATCGAGCCGCATGACGTCCATTCGCTGTTCAGCGAGTCATCCAGCTCAGTGAGATAGTGAGCGCATAGCGCATTACTCTCAGAGGCTGCAGCATCCAGCCAGAAGCCAAACTCGCGGTCGAGCGCGTTGAAAATTTCAATCGGCGTTTGCCAGTAGTCACGTTCATTTTTTGGAGTTTTCGATCCGCCGAAATCAGTCATTGCGCACCTCGTTTCGTGTCTGCCTTTCTCATGCGGCATGGTCGTGGTTTTTTATGCTGGAAATCTCTTTCTCCAGCTCTTCCAGGAACTTTTTCACTTCGGACTGAATCTCATTTGCCAGTGCTTCGTCGAAGTGAATGCGCTTTTTGAAATAGGCGAGGTCTGGCGGTAGACGATCGTCGAAACTAACGAAATCACACCATTTGCGCCCTGTGCACATCATCTGAGCGTGCATCTGCAACAGGTACTGGCGTTTTGGCTCGCCAGTTTTTAAGGTCTCAAGATGAGTCCAGGTGTTGGGGCACTTAATTTCGATAAGCCCATCACCATTAACAAGCCCATCAGGACTTGCTGCGAATCCTGGTATAGTTGGGTGATCGATAAGCCCCACCTCAGTGATTTCGGCATCGAACTCATTCAGCGCATACATCTCGCGTGCTACCGGCTCGAGTTCTGTTCCGCGTATCATTGCGGCGTTGGAGAAACCTTCTTCAAGCTTCCCGGTGAGGCGCTGGCAAATCAGCTTGGCCATGTAGTTCTGTCGGCTTGCTGCATAGCCAGACTTGGTTCTGGCCATGACGTCAGCAAGGCGGCTGGCTGTGACTTTTCCGCAGCGAGCGGCAAACCATTCTGGGGTGCGTTGTTCCATCATTTATCCTCCGGCGCTGCGGCATCGACAGGTTCTGCGTTGTCGACTGCAAGGCTCATGTCATACATGCGACGCTTCTCAACCGCGCCGATAACCTGTTTCTCTTCTGCGCTTAACGCCACCCAGAATTCCTGGTACTTAACAGTTCCAAGGCGTGCGGCAGACTCGCCTTTTGCGATCAGTTCCGGGCGACGACCATCCGACTCATGCCCTACATGAACCTCTGTCGTACTCCCTTCAATGACACGCTCGGCTTCGTCCTGATCGAAGATGCCAGCAAACCCAAATGCGAGACGCGCACACTGGATCAGCGTCTTGTGACGAAGCATACGGGTAGGGTGGGACTGCCATGGCTGAGTGTTGCGTTTGCACTCTCCCATGTACTCAGTAACGATGGTCGGGTGTGTCCGGTCTTTCCGGTATATCTTGCAGGTACACGCGCCTTCTTCCTTGTCGTAGGCAAACTCCATTCCATCAAACTGAGGATGTTCGTTGATGATTCGAGCCCAGCCGTCAACGCCGACCACTGGAACAATTCCGCCTTTATCCGGGAATGCATAAATCTCCTTCGTCCACGGATTTAGTCCGTACTGGTTGGCGACGATCAGCAGTGCCGTGAACTGCTCATCAGTGACATTCCCACCCTTAAATGCTGTATTTTTCAGAGTGTTCATCAGGTCAGTTCCGGCATCCATGCCGAGGCGGGAGGCAAGCTTCCCGGCCATTGTAGAAAGTGCTGTGCTCATAGAATTCCCCTTAAATTTAAAACGGGCAGCCGGTGCGGTGATCCCAGTCGTATTCCGCCTGGGCGTAAGCTATTGCTGTGCGTAAATCGTTGTATACCTCGCCAGCCTTATCGCTACGGAGGCCTTCATATGGAAACGCCCTGGACGATGCAGACTGGCGTAGTGCCGCGTAAGGGTCTTCTGGAAGGCTGTCAAAGACCTCTTTTGCCCGATCTTCAATCCACTTTTCCTTCTCTTCGGTGAGCAACTGTTCAGCCCACTTACGCTCTTCGATCACGTCGTATGCGCGGTATGCGTTCATAGCTCGCTCCTGAAATTTGGTTGTGAAACGCCCGGCACCGTATTGGCTGCCTGATAGCTCAGTTAAATTCTTCGTTTCGATTACCGGCTGAGACCTTGTCCCAACCCGTTCAGATAAACTTCAACCAGCAAGTCGGTTGTGTAAGTCCGCTCAATCCCGCGATGCAGGTACAGGCGGCCGCGTTTATTTGCTGATGCTGTCCAGGTGCTTTCCCGATGCTTAACCAGCATCCCTGGGAGAACGGCGCCGCGGTTAACGGTCTGTGTCCCGTAATGATGACTAACCATTGAACACCCCCGTAACGTGCAGAATTTTGATAATCAACGCTGTCCAGATAACGCCGCAGATCAGCAGGCAGTAAATCAGTGAACGAATGCCTTGTTTGCTCATGCGACACCCCAGCAAAATTCAAAGCTTACCCATGCAACCGCAATCACAAGCAGAGCAACCTTTAAGCAGAACCGGTGCCATGCAGGTACTTCGTGTTCTCGGATCATTCTTCAGTACCTCGAAAATTAATCTCATGCAGCCTGAGAAGCCCACGCCCTTGCGTCACGACGATTAAGCCATGCCAACTTAACCCACAGGTCATGAACCCCATCACCTCGGCGAGTATTGCGGCATTTCTCGCGGTACCGGAGATACTCGGAATTGCACTCAAGGGCATATTTTTTTGCGGTCATCTCTTCACCTTTGCCTTATCGCGGCTAACGGGACGTTTTGACTTCACCCCGGCGTTGCCGGTGTTGTTTGGATGAGTTAATTTAAAACCATAGTTGTTTTATAGTCAACAACAATAGTTGTTTAAATGGCTGTAATGGTTTTATTTGGTTGTTTTTATTGGTTATTTATTTTTGTAAAGCGTGCTGGTAAGCTCAAAAAAACGCCAAAGAGGGCAGCGCCATGTCGAATGAGGATGAGTTTTTCGCAGAAATGCACCCGCAGATAGCGCAGGTCATCGGGATAGCGGTTATGCAACTGCTGGTTGAGAAGCGCGAGCCATCAAGAGAGGCGCTGATAGAGATGATTCAGGTGTTGTGGCAGGGAAACAGGGTAGAACTGGCTGTGGAGCTGGCACTGGATGCGTTGATGCTGAGGGAAGAGTAGGGCAGTAAAAACCCGGCGCGGTGGCCGGATCAAAAGTTATGCTGCAGTTTGCAATATTAACCTTGCTGCATGCTCGGCAGTGCTTACAGAAGTGATTGATACATCGTAGGTGTTAGCCAAGTCCTGTAAAGAAAGGTACGCACTATTTATTGATGCTATGTGCCTATCATTGTATGCAGGGCTATCATCTTCCGGTTTGTAGATAATCATTTGATGAGTTTCTCTTGGAAAAATATCGCCTTGCCTTTTTATCATTGATAAGTCAGATATTTTTGCTTTTCCATCCTTAACCTGCTCATTCAAGTTGTGGGGTAACAGTTTTCCGGTGTTGATAGCTGCATGATCGCTTAGATAGAAAATTTTAGCCGGTCTGTGTCCATCACTAAAGGTGAAGCTTCTATTGAAAAAAATATCCCTGCGTCCGTCAGCGCTGATAACCGCATCAAAGATTTGAATTGGCCACCTGTCTTTAGTTCTTGATTGCTTAGCTGGCAACCCATCGGAATCTTCTTCAGCCTCAAGGAGTGATGACAAACTCGATGACAATGATACCGCTTGGCGGAGTATGCCAACAGGGCTTGATGACGCAGCATTCCTTACGGCGCTTATAGTGACGCCTGTAACTGGAGGATGCCATGATACGAAATCCCCCTTAGCAGCCAGATGCAACTTCAAACTCGACAAAATCAGATCAACCACATTGATAAATGCTGGTGCTTTGAAGCCATACATAGCTTCTATAACTTCTTTTCTGATTGCCGGCTTAACTAAAATTTCACCAGATGATGTTATCGTGGCAACTGCTACCGTGAGCCGCTCTCCTGAGCCGATCATTGGTTCAAGATAAACAGATGCCCAGCGCCCTGATGTTGCAGGCATAGCAGGAGCTGACTTAAGAAGCTGATCAAGATTTAGCATCGTATATCATCTGTGTTTGTTGGGGCTTGATTTGATCATAAAGAATGTCTCCTAGTAACTCAATTCTAGATGAAAGGAAAGACATTATTTGATTTTTCTCTTTACCTTGAACTGTTTCGGATATCTCTCCATCTAATAGCGTTAGGGTGTTACTCTTGCAAGACATGGTCCAAGCTCTCGCCTCATTTGCCATCATCTGAACGGCTATATCATTACTTCTATCGAGTATGTAAGTTGCTACCTGCAGCAATTGATTGGAGTAATAATCTATCCCGAAAAGGTCAGGGGCAAGACCTTGGGGAATTGCCGATTCATGGTCTATCAGGAAGAAACCATCACCATTGAAAAGCAAGTTTCCGTTGTGACGGTCATCCATCGCAATCCACTCATCAAAATAGCTAGCTTTTTTCAATAACGGCCATGATGCCAAAGCATCAGAAACGGCCTGATCTGAAGAGTTAGAAACATACTTCATGAAACTCGGATAGGTAGCATCAACACTACCAAAAAATGCTTTGTTTGAGCTGTCAAACAGTAGCACTGGCTCGGGTATAGGCAGGGATAGAGCTCTTCCCAAGGCTGCGCAGGTTATTTCTATAGAAATGCTCCTAGAAGATATTTCTTTTGCAAAAACAACAACCTCTTCTGGTTCGCTATTATCTTTTATCAAAAGAGCAACGCCCTTTATCGGGTGATGTTGCCCTTCGTCAATTGCAATGCCGCCAGGTAGTAACCTTCCTATTCTGATCACATTTAAGCCTCTAAGTTATTGCTATCTTCTCATCACCCAAACACCTTGTCAGTCCACTACCGACTACCCATGCTTCCTGTACGTCTTTGGCATTACCAAAAACACATCGAACTACCGGTCTGGCTCACTCAAAGTCATCCCGCTCATCCTTCCGCTTGAAGAAGATCTTATCCAGCCTGAGCACTATCCCAACCAGTCCGATAATCAGCAAAGTAATGAGTATTGGGATAATCAGATCAGACATGCTTCCTCTGCGTGCTAAGGCTTTACCCATGCTTCCTGTACGTCTGCGGCATGCTGCCGATCACCTTGCCGAACACGAACACCCGGTTCATCTCGTCTTTTTCGATCGGGTCCCAGGCTGCATAGCTCTTGTTATCTGAGATAACCAGCAGCTTGTCCTTCATCTTCTGCAGGCGCTTGACGTGAGCAGTGTCGTCGTACAGGAAGGCGTATATCCCGTCGCCGTCGAAGCTCTTAACGCTGATGTCGACGAACAGCAGATCACCCGGCTCAATCGTCCCAGACATGCTGTCGCCCCGGACGTTGATGATCCGGATGTTCTCAGCCTTGCGCCCATCGAACATGTGGCGCGCTTCCGCTGGCGCATATTCAACGGAGTGGAGAATCTCCACGAACTCCTGATTCACAATGCCCGGGCCGGCACTGACGGCCAGATCCAAAATGTCGACCCTGAACACATCATGATTTATGTGTGAAGGCTTCTTGTCATCTTCACCATCAGCCCTCATGGCGCCAGTTCCCGAAGAAAGCCACTCAGGTCTCACCCTTAAAGCCTTGGCTATATCGAGCAATTTTGTGGTCTGAGCAGCCCTTCCAGTTTCAATCTTCTGGATCGCAGCCTGACTAACTCCAACAGCATCTCCCAGAGTCTTCTGGGTCATGCTGGCAGCCTTTCTGGCTTCTCTTAATCGTTCTGCAAGTGTCGTTTTCATCTTCTCAATTTACAACCATGGTTTTATAGCGGCAAACGAAAATGGTTGTTGACTAAATACAACTAAGGTTTTATTCTTTGTTTGTATTTACTACGGAGGTTGTCATGAACCCAACCATTAAAACCGCAATTAATATTGTCGGCTCTCAGAAAAAGCTTGGTGAAGCCTGCGATGTTTCTCAGCAGGCGGTTTACAAGTGGCTCCACAACAAGGCAAAGGTTTCGCCTGAACATGTAAACAGCATCGTAAATGCAACTAATGGGGAGGTTCAGGCGCATCAAATTAGACCAGACCTTCCAAAACTATTCCCTTCTCCGAAGGGCGTTCCGGCCGCCTAACCAGCGGCCTCCCAATCAACACCAGAGGAAGTATCACAGATGGAGAGTTCAACGACACGCAACAAAGTGGAGGCTCGCAGGATAGAAAGCTGGTTACACAGCCAGATAGCTGAACTGGGAACCACGAATATCGCCAAAGTGGCCGGAGTGAATAAGTCGACGGTGAGTCGCTGGCGGGAAAGCCTGCTGCCGAACATGTCGCTGCTGCTGGCCATCCTGATTTCTAACAGACCGGGAGAGAAAGGTGACTTTGAAGCATAAGTGGGAACAGAAAGGCGAAAGCCGCAGTGCGCTAACACTAACGGCTTTCAGGTGCAAAAACGAAGAGGTAATTGCGAGGTAATTATGCCTGGTAAATCTGTAAGAGTAAACAATCCGGAGGTAGCACGTGAGCATGTCACTTATGGCGAAAGCAATGGGGGTCAAAGTGGGAAACTCACTGCGTAAGCTCGTTCTTATCAAGCTGGCCGACAACGCCAACGACAAGGGCGAATGCTGGCCTTCGTATCAACACATTGCCGATCAGTGCGAATGCAGCAAATCCGCTGTTCGCAACCATATTGATGCGCTTGAGGATATGGGTCTGCTCAAGCGTGAAAATCGCGTTGGGGTCAACAACGGGAAAGGTAATACATCCAACGTGTATTATCTGAACCTTGATGCTACCCCTATGCCATCAAAAAGCACAGGGGTATGCCATGAAATAGCACCCCCTATGCCATCTGATGGCACACCCCCTATGCCACCAGATGGCACCAGAACCAGTCACTCTTTTGAACCAGTCACTGAACCAGACTCTCTCTCTGCGCGAGGGCAGTTTATCAGCGAGGCTGCAAAGCGACGGATCGGGATTTCACCCAACGGGGAAATACCTTTCCCTCCTGCCTTCAAGCCATCGGCAGATCACATTGCGATTGCCTCGGAGAAAGGGATCAACATTGAAACCGAGTTGCTGAACTTTCGTGATTATCACCAGGCCCGCGGCACAAAGCTGATCGACTGGAACTCGGCATTCCGGGTGTGGCTCAGGAACGCGAGAGTTAATCCGCTTTCCGGGCGCCAGAGAAGCGAACCTGATTCCCCACACTGGAACAGCCCTGAAGGCTGGAAGGACTTCATATGACCGCTCAGCTTATGACCGCGATCAGCAATCGCGATGGTGATGCGCTGGCCAGAATGGCCGCAGGTAGCACGGAGCCGCAGAGGCTTCTGGATTTCGAAGCTGAAAGGCTGGTTGACTCCCTGTTCCGTCAGCTGAAGCAGATCTTCCCGGCGTCAACGCAGACCAATCTGCGCACCGACGCCGAAGAGAAGACAGCGAAGCGCCAGTGGATTGCCGCTTTTGCCGAAAACGGAATCCGCACCCGTGAGCAGTTATCCGCAGGAGTGCGCCATGCGAGAGCCAGTGAATCGCCGTTCTGGCCATCGCCTGGCCAGTTCATCAAGTGGTGCAAGGACAGCGGCACTGTGCTCGGTGTGACCCTTGTCGACGTGATGAACGAGTTCCACCGCTACAGCCGTGAAAAAGGGCTGCATACCGGCGGTGCTGAGCGCTTCCCATGGACACACCCAGTCATGTACTGGGTTGTTACCGATACCCGGCGAGCAATGTACCAGCGCCAGCTCAGCGAGGCAGAAACCGAGAAATATGCCGCTAAAAAGCTGGAAGACTGGGCGCTGAAAGTCGCCGCCGGAGAACAAATACCGTCGCCGGTACTGGCTCTGGAGAACAACCAGGAAGCCATTCCGACAAACCATGTCAGCCGGCAGCAGGGGTTTCACCCTGAAGGCAAAAGCTTCGGATGTATGCCAAGCGCGGCATCGCTCGGTGCGTTAACTCCGGCTCAGTGGCTGCGGGATGAATACCTGCGCGGGAAAGAGAGAGGGCTTATCTGATGAAAAAGAACTCGGGCAAACAAGCCGTAATCAATTACGTCGGCCAGCATCCTGGCTGCAGCTTTCAGGATATCCGCCGCGGTACCGGGCTTGACTCTTCAGTAGTCAATTCCTCCCTGTGGCAGATGCACCGTGACGGCCAGGTACAGCGTGAGGGTGAGTGCAGAAGCTATCGCTACACCCTGATCGACACGACAGCAGTAACCGACAGCGATCCATCTGTTCAGTATCGCCAGCGTCCTGGCGGCGTAAACCCAATGACCAACCTTTTTAACCAGTGCCTGGCGGGAGTAAGAAAATGAACATCGAAACAGTAAACGAGCTCATCGCCTCCCTGGAGAGCGCAGGCGAGCTATCGATCAGAGAGCAGAAGTTCCTGAAGCTGGCGAAAGAGTTTCGCATTTGCAGCGCTTCACTGGATGCCGCCATAAAAACCGGGAATATGCTGGCAGACCAAAATGCTCAGCTGGCTGCGGAGAATGTGGCGCTGAAGAATGCTTTTGGCCCCGGCGATTCAGTGCTGAATTTTCTCACTATCGCATTACGCCACACAACGTATGACAGGATTGACCTTGATGACGTCACGCTGGCTTTCAAAATGTCACTGCCGGAAACCCCCACAACCGCTCGTATCGTAGCCGAAGCCGAGGCGCGCGGAGTTGAGAAGGCCATCGCTCACCTGGAGAAGAAGTTCAGCAATATCGGCGTGCAGATTATGAATCTGCAATGGCTGGCTGGTTCGCTGCGAGATGGGGACGGAAAATGAGCATCGCCACTTATCTCAATACCGGTTTAGCCATTCTTGGATGGGCATACATCATGGTTAAAACAGGCCAGTGGATTACCAAAAATGCTCTGAGGCAGTGGGACAAGCGTCGTAAGGAATCTCGCCGCCAGAAAGCTGTGAATGAGTTTTATGACGCCTTTGAGCTTAACAGCCTGGAACCTGGCTCGACCGTTCGCCTGGCCACTAAAGGCGACCTGACAATCATGATGTTCCGCAGCGAGGGGGACGACAAATGATAACCGGGACTACTAATTATGACGATGTGGCAAAAGTCCGCTGCAATTTGTGCGGCGGTTATTACAAAGCCGACGATCCGGAAAGTCACGAATGTGAGGATGCAGCATGACTGATATCACCGAACTGGCGCAGAGGTTAAAACTTGAGGTCCATCGCGCGGTAAGCAATTTCAACCCTCAGATGAATATTAAAACCAGAGACCTAAAGGAGCTGGTAGAGGCGCTGGAGAAGGCGAAGGGGAGCGAGGAGTTGCAGGCACGCATTGCCGAGCTGGAAGAAAGCAACGCTCAGGTCATCCAGTCACGCGACCACTACAAACGCATGACCGAGGAAGGGTTAAAGCAGTTGGCGGAGGCCCGCACCGTGAAGCTGCCAGACTTAAGGCAGATTGTATCTGGGGACAGATATGTCTGGTCTGATGGTGTTTATAACTACAGCCAGGACGTAAAGGTAGTGCTGGCCGCCGCTGGCATCAAGGTGGAGGCTGAGTGATGTGGAGAGGAACCGATCGCACCAGAAGCCAGATGATACTGACCGAGTATCGCTACGACCCTAAAGCTAAAGACTCCAAATCCGTTTACCTGGTGCGGCATAACAGCCGCATTCATCAGACTGTTCTAGAGCAGCATTTGACGATAGAGCGCGATAGTTTCGGTCGTTTCATACCGACTATCGAACTGAAAGACTTTCCGGAAGGACTTAGCGACCGCGAGTCGATGCTCAAACTTGCCGACTGGCTGCACCGTTTAGGTGTGGCTATCGAGGATAACTGGAGTCAACCATGACCAAATCAACCATAACCAGAGAGCGCATTCAGCGAATTATCCGAGCCATTAATAGCGAAGCTTATGACGAGGAAGAAATCAGAGAGTGGTTAAGTTCTGATGAAATCATGGAGCTTTCCCGCATGGCGCTGGCTGCAATGGACGGCGAGCCGGATTGTAATGAGCGAAATCTTTTCTGTTCAACCGATACAGCGAGGATGAGGAAGGTAATCTCTGTCTCTGCTGGGATCGAGGGTGCGCCGCTCTATCGCCACGCGCAGCCAGCGCTGGTAATTCCTGACGAGATGACAGCAGAGCAGGCATATGAAATAGGATATTACTATGGAGACCCGGTAAACGTGTTTGCACGAGGAGCTAACTGGATGCGTCAGCATATCATTGACTCCACATTAGCAGCCGCCCAGCATGATACCCCCGCTCTGAACTCGGTGCAGAGCGTCGTTACCGTGCCGGGCAAATGGATTCCGGTAAGCGAGCGGATGCCGGAAGTCGGCGTTAAGGTCTTGTGCTTCCCGGCAGAGGATGAGCCGATTCATGCGGTATTCAATGGTCAGTTATGGCTGCAGGATGTTTCATGGAGCGGAAGTGAAGAGCCAATTGATAACGTCATTCCTGTCACCGTAACCCACTGGATGCCGCTGCCGGCCGGGCCGCAGGAGGTGAGGTGATGCCGAGGGCTAGTACGGTAGGCGAAATCGTCAGGTCTGACATGGTGCAGTCTGGGTCGCTCAGAAAGCGATACTGGCAATCATCATCTCTTCCGTTTCGTGAAAAGCGTAAGCACAGGCCACAACCTTGCCATTTCAGAAGAGATAGGGTGCTTCAAAAAATCATGCGCAGGGAGATGGAAGCCATGGTTAATCGCCTTAGTAAAATCGATGCTTCAAAGATTCTTGAGGAAGTTGGCGATGCCTAAATCCCCCGCAGAACGCAAAGCCGCGCACCCATCTACTTGATGCTATATAATCCCCTCCACACCAGAGGGGGCTTGTGTCGAAGTGGAGCCTCTCCCTCCGGCTTTACGTGTAAAATGCACATTAGTGAACTTTGGACGCAAGGAAAACAACAATTGGTATCGTTTATGAAAAAAACATTGCTTCTGGTTTGTGCTGTCCTTGTATCAAACGTGGCGCTTGCTATTGAAAAAAAAGAAGAAATAGTACCTGTTCGCATAAGCTGTCCTGCGCCAGTGATGCCAGTCAAGGCTCAGGCATTGAGAATTGAAGGGAGTGTCGATTATGCGGCGTGGGTTAATGATAAAGGCGATGTGTACTCAGTAGACATAACGGGCGATGAGGTTTTCTTCAGGGAAGCTGAGGTTGCTATTAAAAAGTGTAAGTTTATGCTAGGCCATCCAGGGGTATATCGGGATACAATAAAATTTAGTCTGGTAAAACCTTAAAAAGGGCTTTTGTCGTCAAATATCTACCATGTGGGTAACTCCGCGGCATGCTGAGGCTCTGGTGAGCAGAGATGTGTCAGGCACGTGAGGCTGCTTAACGGTAACCCCCGCAGAACGCAAAGCCTTCAGTTGAAATCAAACCCCTCTCCGGAGGGGTTTTCTCGTATATGCTCATTTTGCTTTTATCCCCGTAACGGGCGATAATTACCTGGTCAGTCTGGACAACTGACAACTTTACCCCGGCGCCAAGTGGGGACACATGGCGCACAAAACCTTACAGCAATCCCTGTCACCGATGGCGAAAGCCACCGGCGATTTTCTGCATTCAGCGTTTGGCCTCTGCGGAGGTGAAGCGTGAAGCAACAATTCTGCCTTATCAACGACAACGTTAAGCGTAACGTCGTCAGCTTCATCCAGTCTCTGCCCGTCGACCGCCGATCACCGCTGATTATCGAGGCGCGCGAAGAGAGCCGCACCGACAAACAGAATCGCCTTATGTGGCCACTTTTGAAAGACCTGAGTGATCAGGTGATTTGGCACGGCGAAAAGCTGGAGCCGGCGGAGTGGAAAGACCTCATCACCGTACTGGTCAGCCAGATGCAAAACCCGGAGCGTGAGCAGAAATCCGCCCCGGGCATCAATGGCGGCCGCGTCTACTTCGGTGTTCGCACCTCTCAATCCAGCAAGCGCTACATGGTCGAGGTAATCGAGGCGATCTACTGGTTCGGCACCGAGCACAATGTGAAGTTTAGCGAGAAGTCCAGCAGTCGGATTGCATGGGCCCAGGAATGGAGGGCTTCGCATGCACAGTCTGCTCGCTAAGGTCATGGATCGCGGCATCTTCCGCGTGCCGGCGCGCCGCAAACGCAAGGTCGAAGTTAAGCCTTCCGACATCCCGACCCTGAAAGACTACACCGCCCGCCTGGTCGATAAGAAGTGGCTCCGCCTGAGAGCAAGGAGGCCACATGCGTAAACCAGCGCGTCGTAAATGCGCCCACTGCCGCGAATGGTTCCATCCTGCCCGAGAAGGTCAGGTGGTATGCAGTTTTGAATGCGCCAGCGCGATCGGCAAAAAACAGACCGCAAAAGCCCGGGAAGATGCTAAGCAGAAGGAAGCGCAGCGTCAGCGTACCGAAGAGAAGGCGGGGCGCCAGCGCCGTAAAGCAAGATTGGCTGAGCTCAGACCTAACGGTTACTACAAAGCCCAGGCTCAGAAGGCATTCAACGCCTACATCCGCGCTCGTGATGCTGCTTTGCCATGCATCAGTTGCGGCGAGACCAACCCGCCTGATCTGCATGGCGGCCAGTGGGACTGCGGCCACTTCAAAACGGTCGGCGCTTACCCTGAGTTGCGTTTTGAAGAGCGCAACGCTCATAAGCAGTGCAAATCGTGCAATGCCGGGGCCGGTAAGTACACCGCCAAAGAGTCGACGGTTGCTCAGCAATACGAAGCTGGCCTGGTCGCTCGTTACGGACAGGAGTATGTCGACTGGCTTAACGGACCCCACGAAATGACCAACTACCGCCGGGAAGACTTTATTCGTATCCGCGATGAGTACCGCGCCAAGCTCAAAGCACTGAAACAGCGGGAGGCCGCATGAACCACGACGTTATCGAACGCATCCGCGACCGCTGGCAAAAGCTCCGCCTCCTGCGTAGCCGCGGCACCGTGCTGGTTGACTACCGCATTTTGAAGAATTTCGTTCGCATCTATCAGGCCCTGGGAGAGACAGCATGAAACTGGAATTAACCAACGAACAGCACCAGTGGATAGATCAGTGGCTCCAGCTTTGGGGCGCATGGTGCCAGACAGGGAAGATAGACAAGGCGATGATAAATATGATTGCCAAGTTCATGGCCACGGTTGAACCGCAAGCACCATCAAGGCCTGTATGCAGCGATGATGATGGGTTGCTGATTGATGCCGTCATCCGACATTACCTGAAAAACGTAGATGAGAACGCATGGAAGGTGATTTTTGCCTATTACGTCTGTAACTCAAGCGAGATAAGGATCGCTTCATGGCAGCATGCTGTTAGCAAACCTCGCCTGATGAAGACTCGCGCCGGAAACCAGTATAAGCACCCGAGCATTTCAACCATCCGTCGGGAAGTTAAGCAGATTATCAACGCGGCGCTCTTCTGCCTGTACCAGCCGCTGCAAAATGCGTTTAACGATCGGGAAAGTGTGAAGAAAATTGCAAAAAATAGTCATAACGTGCTTGCATTTCAATGAACAAATGAGCAATATATTTAGTGTAGGTTGCCGTATTTGCGTTTGACCTATCAGAACACCGAGCCTCGCCATCGTGCGGGGTTTTTTTATGCCTGCGATCCGGTCAGGGCTCTTGGGTTGAGACGTGCTGCACGACACGTCGACACCCGCCGGTAAGAGCTCTGAACCAGACTGAAGTTACTCTGCAATAAGAAAACTGCATGTCATCATTTGCTTACATCTTATTGACCAGAAAATTAACATCTTGTTAATCTATTCGTGTGGTGAATCCCCCTGTGCGGTGGGGCGACCAGTCACTTACAGTGATCTGTAAATGCAGCGCGGGCCATGTCGGCTGGGACATGCTCACCGGGAGGCACCCGGCACCACGCAGTACTACTAAGACATTTGGTAGTGGGGTTGCTGTTTCGGCTCCTCCATCTATGTTTAAAAGGCAGTAACGGAAAAAGCGAGCGCTCTCCTGGTAAATCGGTAGCTCGGACTATTAGGTGCGCTTTCGTTTGTTACTACCTAGAATGTCTACTTTCTGCCCGTTCCTCTGAGCGGGCTTTTTTTCGCCTGATTAAGGCATTGCTACAAACCATAAGACATTTAAGGGCTGCGCTTTAGCGTGGCCTTTTTTTATTTCAGGGTCGCGGGAATCACCCTCGACGCTTTGTTGGTAAATCAGCCCGATGGCCCTGAATCTTTTACTGACTACAGATAGCACCCCGAACATTATCGGAGGTGAGAGATGCAACGTATGAACCCAACCGATGGTCACAATCTGCCTTACTGGTGGTCAGCCTTGCTTGGTATCTTTTCCGTCCTGAGTCTGCAGGATTATGTCTTCATCATTGGCGCCCTGATCTCTGCCTTCTTCACAATCAAGACTTATTACGCAAAGCGCAAGGAAGAGCGAGAGCGACTTGATGAAGAGAAAAAGCGCACGCAGCTGTTGGCCAGTTATCTGGCTGATGTCTCCACAAAGCCTGGAGGTGACCGTCCGGCTTCAGCCGAAGTGGTTACCGAGGCTTTGAAGCGGATCGCAAGTGATACACAGGGGTGAACATGACGCCATCAATGAGGAAAAAACTGATTGGCGTGATCGCCGGCGGTGGTGGCGCCATAGCCATTGCTTCCGTCATGCTTGGTAATGCTGACGGCCTGGAAGGAAGGCGTTATTACGCCTATCAGGATGTTGTCGGCGTCTGGACTGTTTGTGATGGTCACACTGGCACCGATATTCGCCACGGCCATCGTTATACCGACAGGGAATGCGACAGCCTGCTGAAGGCAGATCTGCAGAAGGTGGCAAGCGCCATTGACCCGCTCATCAAAGTCCGCATTCCTGATCCTACCCGCGCCGCGCTTTACTCATTCACTTATAACGTTGGCTCTGGCGCCTTCGCCAGCTCCACGCTACTGAAGAAACTGAATGCTGGAGACGTCCCTGGCGCCTGCAAGGAACTGCAGCGCTGGACGTATGCCGGTGGCAAGCAGTGGAAGGGACTGATCACTAGGCGAGAGATTGAGCGTGAAGTCTGCGAGTGGGGCCAGAAATGAGCCGCTTAGCCGTCATTATCAGCGCTGTAGTCATCCTGCTGCTTACCTGCATTTTCTCATGGCGGTCTGGCTGGAATTCTCACGCTGACCATGTCAATGCCCTCGCGGCGAAGAAAAAAGAGAAAGCCGAAAAGACTATCCAGCCAGTTGAGCAAAAGGCCGCTGCCGCTACAGAAGAGGGCAAGGTCATCTACCGAACCATAACCCGCGACGTGGTGAAATATGTCCAGTCTCCGAATCGTACTGTGTGCCAGTTTGACGATGATGCTGTGCAGCTGCGCCAGCGAGCTATCGACGCTGCCAACACCATCCCAGGATTTGATGAGTCCTCCATGCAAAGCAAGTGACGCAGGGAAGGATACCGACGAAGACCTGCAATCGGACGTCGAAACCGCTCAATGCCTGCGCCAACTGCGGTTAGATAAATACCGTTGGCAGGCCTACTACCGTGCAGTGAGTCAGTAGCGGGGCTACATTGTCGTTCCTGCATGGCAAGGTCGGCGTGATAAAAAACCCCGAAGAGGATATCCAAAAGTAAACGGGGCGCTGAATGAACAGCTAATGACTAAACAATACATCGTGTATCTAAATATGTTTAATCATTTCGCAACCCGGACCATATTGCGGAGGAGTACACCTGTGTTTTGGCGTAGGACTGCTATCAGCGCTGGGGCAGTGCAACAGGGATAAGGCTGATATAAGACAGGCGGAGATGAAAAGGGGGCTGTAGTTTTATAGCCTCACTAATAGCTTAAAGGAAGCGGTCATGAGGCTCTAATCATCTAAGATGATGCTTAGACTTTTTTGTATGTAATCGAACGACCAAACGGCGGGTAAGTTGAAGTTGAGTCATATACTTCATAGTGAGCAACTACTTCTCCATTTTCGTCGAGCTCACGTAGAAGATATTCATCAGTATCTTGACCTCTTCGTGGCCCCTTCCAGGTGGAAGATACTTCCTCGAGAGTATGGTTATCTGGAATCCCAATTTTCTTTTTATATTCATCAGTCATTTAAAGCCTCCTGCTGTGCGGTTATCTAGGGCTTGATTTAATAAAATGCTGTCAAGATAGTATACACCACGCAAAAACGATGCCTGAGATACTGGTTATATTTTAGCGTGTTATTGGAGGCTAATATGGCTGATAGCACAGTGATTAGGCCATATCCCCCTGTCAATTTCACTGGTGAGAACTGGTTGCCTTACACCCGGCTTATCCCTGCTCCCGAAATTGGCGAATGGGTAAATCAGAACATCCTCACCGAAGACGGCCGAATCCATAACCCTGACCATGCGCACTTGGTCGATGCTGATGTCGCGTTTATGTGGGCCTCTGGCTCATTCGCTAAAAGCGGGCGCATTGTGCTTGGTCAGTGTGAGCAGGTAATGATGCGCTCCGGCGGCTGGCAGAAATCCCGCATGGAGCAGCAGATGCATGAATGGTTCGGTCGTATACCGAAGTTCATCATCACTCTGGCTGCTGACTACTGCGAGCAATGCAACGATCTGGAGTTCTGCGCACTGGTTGAGCATGAGCTTTACCACATCGCCCAGGCTACCGATGACTATGGCGCGCCGAAGTTCAACAAAGAGACCGGTATGCCGGTGCTCAAACTTCGCGGCCATGACGTCGAGGAGTTCGTAGGAGTGGTCCGGCGTTACGGTGCCAGCAAAGACGTGCAGGAAATGGTGGATGCGGCGAACAGGCCGGCGGAGGTTGCTCATATCGATGTTGCCAGAGCGTGCGGGACGTGCATGCTGAAACTGGCATAGGCTTTATTTGGATTGTCATGGAGGTAACCGATGGCAGCATTATCGACAGAGGTTAAAGCCTTCATCGTTCAGTCGCTGGCCTGTTTCGAAAGCCCGACAAAAGTCATTGAGCTGGTAAAGGCTGAATATGGCATCGATGTCTCGCGGCAGCAGGTGTCGCAATATACTCCCGGCAACGCAATGGCGGCCAAGTTGAGCCAGAAGTGGATTGACCTGTTCAACGCCACTCGCAAACGATTCCAGAATGAGATCGCCGACATCCCGATCGCAAATAAAGCGTATCGGCTGCGCGTTCTCGACCGAATGGCGACCAATGCTGAAAAGATGAAGAACTACGGCATGACCTCGCAGCTTATCGAGCAGGCCGCCAAAGAAATGGGTGACGCCTACACCAATAAGCACAAGTTTGAACATTCCGGCCCAAATGGTGGCGCCATTCAGACTATCACCATGAGCAAAGAGGAATACAAGTCCGCACGGCAGGAGATGATGGAGGATGACGACTGCTGAGCAAAAGGCGTTTGCCAGAAAGGTGGAATGTGAGGAGGACGGGCTTTACTACGCTCGCTATTTCTTCAAGCAGCGCACCGGCGGCAAGATGATAGTTGCGCCTCACCACAAGGTGATTCAGAAAACACTGGACCGCGTCATTGAAGGTGAGATTCAGCGCCTGATTATCAACATCCCTCCTGGTTACACGAAAACGGAACTTGCAACCATCAATATGATGGGGCGCGGTCTGGCGCTGAATTGCCGGGCACGCTTCATGCACCTGTCCTATTCGCACAACCTGGCGCTGCTGAACTCCTCAACCGCTCGCGGCATGATTAAGTCGCAGGCGTACCAGTCCATGTGGCCAATGGCGCTGCGCGATGACGCAGACAGCAAGGCGATGTGGTGGACCGAGCACGGCGGTGGCGTTTACGCATCTTCAGCGGCAGGGCAGGTTACCGGGTTCCGCGCAGGACACATGGAGCCTGGGTGGCAGGGCGCTCTGATTATCGATGACCCAGTTAAGCCGGATGACGCTTACTCTGAGACCGTCCGAGACGGAGTCAACAACCGTTTCAACGAGACAATCAAATCACGACTGGCGATCGAGACGACGCCAATGATTGTCATCATGCAACGAATCCACTACCACGATCTGAGCGGCTATCTGTTGCGTGGTGGGAGTGGTGAGAAATGGCATCACCTGAATCTGCCGGTGATTATCGACAATAGTCAGCCATACGCTGCGCAGTACCCAGAAAACACACACGCTATACCGATTGACCACGGCCTGCCTGATGGCTGGCTCTGGCCTTTCAAACATAACGAATCGCACCGCGTATCGCTATTTTCTCACCGGCGCACTGCCGAAGCCCAGTATATGCAGAAGCCTCGACGGTTTAATGCTGAGGGCGCGCTGTGGACAGAGGTGATGATCAGCGCAGCACGTGATCTGCAAATTCATCACGACAAGGTACGCACTGTCGTTGCGATTGACCCGCAGGCAACCAACAGCGACGAAAGCGACGAGTCGGGAATCGTGGTTGCTAGTGCATACGGTGCGGGTGATAAGAAGCAGTACACCGTTGACGGAGATTACAGTGGAAAATTCTCTCCTGCAGGCTGGGCCAAAAAGGCAATGTGGGCATATGAGGAACACGGCGCTGATGCGATCGTTATCGAGACCAACCAGGGCGGCGATATGGCGGAAGAAACGCTGCGTAACGCCGGGTTTAAGGGGCGCATCATTCGTGTGCATGCTAGTAAAGGAAAGTATGCGCGCGCGGAGCCGATATCGGCGCTCTACGAACAGGGGCGTGTGGCACACCATGGCAACCTTTACACGCTGGAAAATCAGCTGATGGAGTATGTGCCAGCAACTGCCAAGAAGTCGCCTGACCGTCTCGACGCGATGGTATACGCACTTACTGAGCTCGGAGGCGCGCAGCCAATGGGCATGATGATTCCTAAGCGCCTACAAGGTCGATAGCTTGAACATAAAAATCCACAGGTTATATTGAATATCCCTCATAACTGAGAAGGATAACGATATGATTTCTGGGCTTCATCATTTCGATGCTTGGCTTGAGAGAAACACCTGGTATAAATCTCATCCCAGTGAGGCAAGGCTATTCTACCTAGCGTTAGAAAAGGTAATTGCAGAAAACCCGGGAGTTCTGATACACCAGCAGTATGTGAGGGATTACATTTTGACTAAAAAAGTCTCAACGTTAGCGGATGGCACTCTCATACCTACTGCTCAGAAATATGGGCTGTTAGCGGAAAATATTTCCGATTACTTGCTTAATACACAGTAAATTAAAAGTTCACGAAAAGGTCGCTACGGCGGCCTTTTTTATTGCCTAAATCCCACGAACGGACAAACCATGACTGACAAATTAACACTCGCCGTCAACCATGCGTTGAACGATGCGCGGATGGCGCGTGCCCGTATGGGACTGATGGCACCGACGATGGGACTGGACAATAAGCGCCATTCAGCATGGTGCGAGTATGGTTTCCCTGAGCAGGTCACCTACGAAAACCTTTACGCGCTGTATCGGCGCGGTGGTATCGCTCACGGTGCTGTTGAGAAACTGGTGGGCAAGTGCTGGCAGACAAACCCGGAAATCATCGAGGGTGATGATGCCGATGAGAGCGAAGACGAAACCGCCTGGGAGCGCAAGTCAAAACAGGTATTCACCAATCGGTTTTGGCGCTCATTCGCAGAGGCAGATCGCCGTCGTCTTGTAGGTCGATATGCAGGCATCATCCTTCATGTCCGCGATGAAAAGGACTGGAACCTTCCTGTAACCAAAGGCCGAGGACTTCAGAAAATATCCGTGGCGTGGGCCGGATCGCTCACGGTTAGCGAGTGGGATACCGGCCTGAACTCGAAGACATACGGCCAGCCCAAGATGTGGCAGTACGCGGAACGGTTGCCGAATGGTTCAAGCCGCCGCGTCAATATCCACCCCGATCGCATTTTCATCCTGGGCGATTACTCAGACGATGCAATTGGGTTCCTTGAGCCAGCATATAACGCATTTGTGAGTCTGGAGAAAGTAGAGGGCGGATCGGGCGAGTCATTCCTGAAGAACGCTGCGCGGCAACTCAACGTCAATTTCGAAAAGGAAATCGACTTCAACAATCTTGCCTCGCTTTACGGCGTCACTGTCACTGAGTTGCAGGACAAGTTCAACGAAGTCGCGGGTGAGATTAACCGTGGCAATGATGTGCTGATGACTACACAGGGCGCATCAGTTACCCCTCTGGTGACTTCGGTAGCAGACCCGACGGCAACATACAACGTAAACCTTCAGACCGCCGCTGCCGGGGTGGATATCCCCACGCGCATCTTAGTGGGCAACCAACAGGCCGAGCGTTCCAGCACTGAAGACCAGAAATATTTCAACTCGCGTTGCCAGTCACGCCGTGGAGATCTGTCATTCGAGATTGAGGACTTCTGCGACAAGCTTATTGACCTGCAAATCATCGACGCCGTCAGTCAGAAAGCGGTTGTATGGGATGACCTGAACGAGCAGACCGGTACCGAGAAGCTCACCAACGCTAAGACTATGGGCGAGATAAACCAGGCCATGATGGGAAGCGGTGAAGAACCGGCATTCAGTCGCGAAGAAATTCGTACCGCCGCTGGTTATGAAAACGATGGTGAAATACCGTTAGGAGAAGAGGATGGCAGCGAAGAAGACGAAGCCACCGATTCTACCGCGTAACTATCAGGACCCGACCGGAGTTGATGCGCTGGAACGCCGGGCGATGAAAGACTTCGCCAGGCGGATGAATAAGATTGGCAAAGCGTACAAAGCAGCACTCGACAAAATACCTTCCTCTCTCGCAGTAAACGCCAGATACGAATACCAGCTAAACCCAACGATACTCTCCATCATCCTGAATGATGCCAGTTATCTGGTTGATCAGGTGCTTCTGGATGGTAACGAGTACGACCTGTGGTTTTATGAGTATGTCGATTTGGCGTCAGAGAAAGGCACTGGACAGTCATTCTACAACCTTAGTCAGCAGTCGCCGGTGTACGCCGCCGGACGTGAGTCCCTGGCATCCATCCTTGCAAGCGACCCATACCAGCAACGAATGGCGTTGGTGCATGCCCGTGTTTTTGAGGAAATGAAGGGCCTTACTGCTGACGTTAAGCGCGACATGGCGCGAGTGCTGACTGATGGCGTAGGGCGCGGCCTTAATCCCCGAGACATTGCTCGCAACCTCACAGATCAGACTGGCATCGAGAAGCGCCGGGCGAACCGTATAGCCCGCACCGAAGTCACTACCGCGCTACGCCGGGCTAAGTGGGATGAAGATCAGGAGGCCAACGACCTATACGGCCTGAAAACTTTACTGGTTCACATCTCTGCACTCTCGCCGACAACCAGGCATACCCACGCCGTGCGTCACGCACACCTCTACACAAATGAAGAGGTCCGTGACTGGTACAGCAAGGATGCCAACAGCATTAACTGCAAGTGTACTCAGCAGTCAGTGTTAGTCGATGAAGAGGGCAAGCCGATTTATCCGGACACCATCACCAAACTTAAACAGGAATACAAAACGATGCAGGCGCGGGGTTACGCCTGGGCGGAGAAATAACTATGCCTATGCAGGTCAATATCACCACCAAGGTGAACAGCCAGTCTATCCGGCGCGAAACATACAACGGTCGTGAACATCTGGTGCTGCCGAGTTACACGCTGCCGGCCAATGTCGTCATGAATGGCGGTCTGTACACGCAGGAAGAAATCGACGCCCATTATCAGGGGCTTGAAGGCACCCTGGCGCCGCTGGGACATCCGCAGGTTAACGGTCAGTTTGTATCTGCCTTCTCACCGGAGGGTATCAATGCCGGCCATATCGGTGCGTGGAACCGCAATGTTAAGAAGTCCGGTAACCGTATCTATCTCGAAAAGTGGGTCGATGTGGCACGCGCTGGCGAGTCGGAAGGCGGTAAAGAATTGCTTGAGCGTGTCGCGGCTATCGAGCGCGGTGAAGACGTCCCACCCATTCACACCAGTGTGGCGGCATTCCTCGACCAGCTTGAACCAAATGAGCAGCAGCGCGCAACAGGCGCTGATTGGGTGGCAAAAATCCACAGCATGGACCATGACGCGATTCTTCTGCATGAGGTCGGAGCGGCCACCCCTGAGCAAGGTGTTGGCCTGATGGTTAACGCTGACATGGCGAAGCCGTTAAAAGCCAATTCTGGCGCGCTGATCGGAGAATCTTACCGGGAGCGCGAGCAGCGCCTCGATAGAGCTGCCAAAGCTAAGTTTGCGGCCGGCCAGGACGAATACGCCTGGGTGGCTGACTTCACTGACTCGCAAGCGGTAATCATCCGTAACGGCGGCAATGCTGAGGTGTTTGGCTACAAGTCAGAAGGCGGGATTATCACCTTCGACGATACCGGCACCGCAGTTGCACGACAGGAGTCGTGGGTGGCTGTCGTCACTAACAAACTCAAAGCTCTATTCACACCGCAGGAACAGCCTGCACCAAACCACAAAACGGAGGGCGACATGCCTTTAACCAAAGAAGAACTGGAACAAATCGGCAGCATGATCGGCCAGGCTGTTGCGACTAATACCGATGCGGCTATTAAGCCCCTTGTAGAAAAGGTTGATGCGCTGCAGGCCAATCAGCAGCAACTGGCAGAAACCCTGACAGCCAACTCCCGCGCTGAAGAAAAAACCAAGCGTGAAGCAGTTGCGAAAGTCCACGGCGATATCGTCGCCAATGCGCTGTCTGGAGAAGCGCTGGATGCGATGTTTAAAACCATCGGTGAAGCCGCTCCGTTGGGAACCAACAATGCTCAGCAGCCGAAAGAAACTGGCGCGCCTGCCGCATCTGAATACTTTAAATAAGGAGCCGGAATAATGGCACGTTATCGTCGCGTTAATATCGACGGTCTGTCTCTTTACAAGACCGAAACCCGCACCACGGCTGCCGATCTTCTTCCTGGCACCGCGGCCACCATCAACTCCTCTGATAAATTTGCTCAGGCAACCGCACTAACTGGCCGCCTGTACATTATCGATGTCGGCTACCACCAAGGACTGACTATCACCGAAGCAATTCCTGCCGGTGATTCCGCGGTCGGCAACTATGTCGAAGAGGGACGTGAGCTGGCGTTACGCTGCCTGCCTGGTGCGTATAAGAAAGACAGCCCTATCAAACTTGGGACGGCTGGTCAGTTTACCCTGGCAACCGATGACACTGATTCAGTGATCGGATACAGCCAGGATGAATACACCATCGCGGCCAGCACTACCGATTTCATTCGCGTGCGCATGCGCGTTGGCACTGTCGCCGCAGCTGGCGCGTAACAAAAGGACAAACGCATATGTACTTTTCTAAAGAGACACTGGCGACTAATGCTCGCCTTGGCGCTCACTGGAATGAGTTGTGGGCTAACCGCAACATGTGGAACGCGCAACATGACGCTATGATTGCTGTCAACCGCGCGCACATGACGCCAGAAATGTTGGCATGTAACGCTGTTGGAGGTTTTTCTCGTGATTTCTGGGCTGAGATTGATAACCAGATCCTGCAGCTACGCGATCAGGAAGATGGTATGGAAATCATCAATGACCTGATGGGCGTCCAGACCGTACTTTCAGTTGGCAAGACGGCGAAGCTATATAACGTAGTAGGCGATATTGCTGATGATGTTTCTGTGAGCATCGACGGTCAGGCTCCGTTCTCCTTTGACCACACCGACTATGCTAGTGATGGCGACCCTATTCCGGTGTTTACCGCCGGCTATGGGGTTAACTGGCGTCACGCAGCAGGTCTTAATTCGGTTGGTGTAGATCTGGTGCTCGACTCGCAAATGGCGAAACTCAAAAAAGTAAACAAGCGCCGCGTTGCTTATTACCTTTCAGGTGATGCCAATATTCAGGTGCAGGGTTATCCTGCCCAGGGTATGAAAAACCACCGCAACACCAAGAAAATTAACCTTGGCTCTGGCGCAGGTGGCGTAAACATCGATCTGACTACCGCCACTACTGAGCAGATCATTGAGTTCTTCGGAAATGGCGCTTTCGGAACAACGGCACGTGCCAACAAGGTTTCTTCCTATGACGTAATGTGGGTATCTGATGAGATCTGGGCTAACTTGGCAAAACCGTACGTAGTGAACGGTGTGATTAGTGGCAATGTTCTGCAGGCGGTTCTGCCGTTCGCGCCAGTTAAAGAAATCCGCCCAACGTTCGCTCTGTCCGGTAATGAGTTCATTGCTTACGTCCGCCGTCGCGATGTGATTTCTCCGCTTGTTGGTATGGCTCAGGGCGTTATTGCACTACCTCGCCCACTGCCAAACGTTAACTACAACTTCCAGATCATGTCTGCTGAAGGTCTGCAAATCACTGCAGACGATCAGGGCCTGTCTGGCGTTGTCTACGGCGCGAACCTGGCGTAAGGAAACAGCATGGCTAAATACGAAGTGGTGCGCCCGTGGAATGGCGTAGCGCTGGGGCAGGTTGTTGAACTTGAAAATCTTCATCCGGCCCTGAAGTCAAACGTTCGTCTCATGCGCGGCGAAGCAGGTGGGGAACTCTCTCCGGCAACACCAGAAGCAGGCACTGATACAAAATCTCGAAAAGAGATTATTCAGGCCCGCCTGACGGAATTAGGCATCGAGTTTAAAGGAAACCTGGGGGCTGAAAAGCTTGGTGAGCTGTTGCCGGATGGCGAACTTGAAAAGCTTTTCCCTGCTGAATAACAGCCGCCGCTAAGGCGGTTTTTTTATGCCCTGTGAAAACAGGGCTTCATTCTCACGGAGCCGATAATGGTAACTCTCGACCAAGCGAAGGAGTATCTGGAAGGTCAGGGGATTACCATCCCTGACTTTGTACTCCAGGCGTTCGTTGATGAGGCGAACAGCATTCAGGACTGCCTTGATGCACATTACCCGGCATCGACAGCCTTGCTTATTCAGCTCTACCTCCTAGCGCTGATGGGGCTCGGTAGTGGGGATAAATACATATCCAGCCAGACGGCGCCAAGCGGAGCATCCCGCTCATTCCGTTACCAGTCATTCTCAGACAGATGGAAGTCATCCGTAAACCTGCTGCGCAGTCTGGATAAATACGGGTGCGCCAGCGCTCTGATTCCTGCAGACCCTACCGCCTCGCCGGCATTCGCTGGTATCTGGATAGGTAAAGGCGGATGTATGTGCGGGGATAAGTAATGGCCTGGGTTTCTGTTCAGCAACGGCTTCCGCGGACGTTTACCCGGGTGTGGGTGATCACCGATACCGGCGAGCAAACGACGGCGTACGTGAAAAGCGACGGTGAGTGGTTCATCAACTGCGACCGTATACGCGCCACAGGCGCCGCTGTGCTGCGATGGAGGGAATAGGGTATGTCAGACAAAACCAGCGGTGGGAAAATCGACGACGATGCCACGTATGGCGATGCCGGTGATAAGTCAGAAACAATTCACGTTGGTGCCATTCATTACGATATTGAAGTCAGCATGGCTGGGCGGCTTCATATGGAAGTTCGCGAACTGATTGACGTTCACGCTTTTGAGCTAACTGACAATGGCGGGTTTAATTATCTGTTCATCTGGATAAATGACTATGGACTGAAGTTCATGGGCGTTAGCCTCAAAACCTACGAAGAAGCGAAAGAGCACCTTATCAATTATGACCGAGAGAAAATCACTGGTCCTTCAGGGCGATGTGAGCAAATTCCGGGATTGATAAGCGCGATTTCACGAAAGATAGAGAGGTTCTCACTTTGAGCTCGATAGCTTCGTGGTCATATACCGCAACAGCGACAATCTGGCGGCGTATACGCGATGCTGACGGTAGTGATACCGACGGCGGAGGTCAGCCGTACGGGTGGGAAGCACCGATCGCTATCCTCTGCGACTACCAGGGCGGTCTCTCTGCAAAAATCGGTGACCTTGGCCGGGAGATCGTGGTTAAAAACACTATATGGACCGAGTACGCAACGGCGCGGGAGGGAGATTACATCCTGATTGGCGCGTCGACCGATGCGGCTCCGCCGGACGAGGCCGATGAGATTCGGCAGATCGTCCAGTTCGCTGATACGTTCGAGCGCCTGGCGGACGATTTCGCACTGATTACGGGAGTCTGATTATGGGCGCTAAAGTTCGCGGCATCCGCCAGGCGAAGGCCAACCTCGATCGCATCATCAAAGACGTCCAGGGGCGTAAAGTCGTGCGAGCAATCCAGTCTGCGATGCTTATCGGCAGCGCGCAGGCCGCGCTTTACACTCCGATCGATACGTCGACGCTCATCAATAGCCAGTTCCGCGAAATCATGGCTAACGGCACCAGGGTAACCGGGCGCGTTGGTTATTCCGCTAACTATGCGGTGTATGTTCACGACCCGGCAGTGAAGCAGAACTTCCGGCGAGCAACTGCCCGAAAGGAGTTCTTAACGAAGGGCTTCGAGGATACCCGCAGCCAGATTGACGCGGTGGTGAAGAAGGAGCTTTCGCTATGACCCCTCCGATGTATATGCGCCTCAAAGACCTGTTTGTGGATGAGGGGCTTGCCGCGGGGTTTAAGGTGCAATGGCGGCAATGGCGCGATACCGGGAAAGACACGGACCAGTTCATTGTGTTCAGGCCTTCCGGCGGCACCGATATCACCTTCGACCTTGGCGGCGACTGGTATGTGATGGTTGATGTGATCTCCTCGAAGGCGAACCCCGATGCTGCTGACGCCGCGGTAAACGCCATTGTCGAGTACATCAGCGCGCAATCCGGCGCCGATGATTGCGTTGGCGCGCTGCGGCTTGTCGGTAATGTACCGGCGCCGATCCCCACCGAAGAGGGCCGGTTAGTAACCCGGCTGCTCGTCTCCTGCACATACGGCGAATAATCGTCAGAATCACCCATCAGGCTGCCATATGGCGGCCTTTTTTAATTGAGAGGCATACATGCAAGGCTGCGCTAATGACACCGGCAAGCTGATTGGTAAGGTGGCCGTGCTCCGCATGGCTTTTGGCTGTGCTGATACGGTTCCTGCGCTTTCCGAATGGAAGCGACTCGGCGCCATGACCACCAAGGGCTTCGACTACTCCATGAATACCGTCTCCTCTGAGGCTGACGATACAAAGGGGCTGGTTGAGAACCTGGTCAACAATATGGACTTCACCATCTCCGGAGAAGGTGAATTCCGCAAGAAGGACAAGACGACGGAAGTCGGCGCTATTGCCATCTCGAAATATATTTTCGATGAAGTGCAGGCCGGCCGTCAGCCGACAGTATGGGTTCGCTTCGACTTCACTGGTGAAGACGCTGGCACTTATATCATGGGCTACTTCAACACCACATCCTGGTCTGGTGATTTCGGCACCTCGGATATTTCGACCTTCTCTGGGGAGTGGAAAGTTGCTGATGCAGACTCCGTGGTATTTGAGGTCGCTCCGCCGGCGCTGGCGTTCACCACCAACCTGCCGACGACCAAGAGCGTGACGGCCGGATCGGCGCTGAATATGTCGGTCGTGGTTGAGGGTGGCACTTCGCCTTACACCTACGTCTGGAAGAAAGACGGCACGGTTGTAAGCGGGCAAACAACGGCGACCTTCAACAAGGCCAGCGCTGTTTCCGGTGATGCCGGGGCCTATACCTGTGAAGTTACCGATTCTTCCGCGACACCAGTCAAGATCACGTCTGCATCCTGCACGGTCACTATCAGTTAACCACCAAGCCATTTCGTGAATAGTACAAAGGGCGTTCTGCGCCCTTGATACTGTTTATGGAGCGACTATGACCCCGATTAAAGAATTAGGCGAATGCGTTATCGGTACCGGTGACCGGGAATTCTTTTTCCGGCCGTCGTTTCGCAACATGGCGCGAATCGGTGAGCCCGAGGAGATTGTTCAGGCGTTCTATGACCTGTGCAACGACGAGACGACATCATTCGCGCAGCGCGCAGCCGAGGCTTATATCCGCGATGAGTACAGCCGCCTTCCTGATTGCGTCCTGCGGTTTATGCAAAGCGGGCTCCTGTCACGCAAAGCGATCATGGCTGCTCACACGGTACTGACAGCATGTTGTGACGATGATATCGGCGATCTGGTTGGTTGGATGAAGCCGGGGAAATCACGCAAGCGTGGCTTCGTGTGGCGCCCGGGCAGCATGCCGCCGGAAAGCATGGTCATTGTCGCGCAAAACCTGATGATGCACGGCATCATCGGCAAAGCGAAGGTGCGTAAGCTGCAGCGTTACGAAACGAACGAGACAACCGCAGAATTCCGCGCAGCCGACTACATCATGGCTGCCCGCAACCATTTCGGCATAAGCCGGGAAGAGGCCGAGAACCTCACGATGACAGAGTTCGCAATGATGATTAACGCCAAATACCCTAATCAGAACGGTTTCACGCGCGAAGAGTACGACACGGTCATGGACGAAGACGATCGCCGCTGGCAGGCGATGATGGAAAGTCAGGCAAATCATTAATCGAGAAATTAGCAATTCGTGCTATTGAAAAGTTTTTTCCACATTCATTCTAGTTCACCATAGTTAATCACATCTCATCATAGTTAATGATAGATAACTTAGCGTAAATGCATGAAATTTATAGCCTATTTACATGAGCGACGGCAGGCGTTTTAATGGCCTTAGTAGTCGCTCTTTAACAATTACAATTGGTTATTTTTGTTTTTTCACGAAGTTAAGGATTAAATCCATCTTTTCTTCCAAGTTTTTTATTCTATCTATGAGCTTTAGATGCTTCTGCGAATTTAAGTTTTCTCGCTCAGCCCAGTGATCATCCTCAAACATGCTTAGTTGTTCTTGATGGATTTTTTTGTTGAGAAATCGCTGTGAATGAATTGCCACCCCCATGATAAGTAAGGGAGTTGGTCTAATTACTGGATAGTACCGATTGTTCAAGGCTCTTAGATAAGGCTGGCCTTGGTCGAGTATCAGTTGTTTGAACGTATTTTCGCCGGTGTCATTCAGCCAGCATAATACATAGTCCCCACTCTTTGGTTCCTTGTTTGGGTCAAATGTAACTATGGTTCCATGGGGAAAGCTATCACCTGAGTCGGTGGACATTGAGTCACCTGATATCTCAAGTGCGAAGCATTTTTCGTGTGCACCGGGAGGTGCAGGAATGAAATCGATAATTGATGAAGAGGAAATAAACTCCTCAACTTCAAAAGAGAACGAATGGACGTGAGAAAGCACTGGAATCTCAGGCAACGTTATTGTTTTCTTTACATTGCTTACATCAGGCCCATCCCCAACACCACTTGTTAGCCAGGATGTTGTTGTACCAAGCGCAGCTGCAAGATTCTGTAATGCATTTATTCTTGGTTTTGCTTCCCCGCCCTCGTAAGCGGCAATTTGCCTTCTTACAACACCAACCTTCTGGGCTAGTTCATCCTGGGTCAGGCCAAGAGCGGTTCTTGCTATCGATACTCGGTTTGGAAATGAATCATCAAAATTCATAAGTGCACACCTAAAATGCATTGACACACAAAAAATCAAGGACAATAATCATCCTACAGATTGCGAGTCTGTGAGTTTTAAAAATGAATGAGGTGAATAATGGAACAAAAGCAAAGTAACGGCAAGCAGATCTCCTATCGGCCACGCAAGGAGGTTCGTGATTTCCTGGAAGATAATGCTGCAAAAACGTACCGTTCTGTACAGGGAATGATGGACTACTTGATGGACCGGATTATGGATTTGGAGAAGAAAGGTGAGATTACAATCCAGTAAAAACGTTGAAGCCCAACGGTGGCTAGACCGTCAGGCTTCGATATCGAACAGATCCCGGAAAGGAAATATCGACATGAATAGTGTACAGAACAAAGAGCTAACTTTCCACAACACCAGTTTTGCTTACATGGAAATGGGTGGTCAGGTCTGGCTGACGGCTACCGAAGTTGGTGAAGCTCTGGAGTACGCTGACGATAAAGCAGTGCAGCGCATCTACTCTCGTCATGCTGATGAGTTTACAGCACAAATGACAGGGGTGGTCAAACTGACCACCCCTTCTGGAAAGCAGGAATCACGCGTTTTCTCGCTGCGCGGTGCTCACCTTGTTGCAATGTTTGCACGCACGCCAAAGGCCAAAGAGTTCCGCCGCTGGGTGCTGGATATTCTGGATCGTGAAGTTGCGCATTCGCCGATTGCGAAGCAGTTCAGTGATGATGAGCTTTGCGCTTTGGCATGGTTATGGCGGGCCAGCGACGTCATGCTCAAAGCCTGCAATAGCGTCACACCTCTACTGAGAGTGGCAGAGCATCGCCAGGCAGGACACTTTCATTCAATCGGTCAGGAGTATCCGAGGTCGATTAACAAGGCAAGAGAAGTGCTTAAGCGCGAGACCGCGCATATCGAATTTCACCCATGGAAGGATGATAACTGGGGCAGGGTATTGCCGCACCTGCGTCAGGAGATGTTGCAATGATGCATAAATAGAAAAGCCGACAGTTCGCAGCTGCCGGCTATCCATAAATCTGTCATAAGGGTCCAACCAATGACTTCATTAAATTTAGCACCAAAAAGCAGTGTTGTCACCGATAAAACCATTGACTCCCAGTCGTTGTTACTGATGGTTAATGATGCTCGCAAGCAGTGCGGGGAGCCAGAGGTACGCAACAATAAGTTCATTGAAAAAGTAGTCGACGAACTTGATGGGGAGTTTTACACAAAAAGTGTAAAACCCTCCGGCACCAATGGCGGCCGTCCTGTTGAGGTAATTGACATGACGATCAAGCAGGCCCTTCGCGTGGCGGCCCGTGAGTCTAAGGCCGTTCGCCGCTCTTTGGTTGATAAGTTGGAAGACATGCAGGCTATCCAGGTGCCGACCAAAAGCACCTCAGGGCTTACTGAATATCGGCTTGCCAAAGCTGAACAACTCAAAGCTCAGGCGCTGGAGAAAAACATCGCATCGGCCCGCGAGTTGATGTCAATGTTCCCGCGGCTTGGTGAATCGGCTAACCAGGTGATCGTAGCCACCCTTGTTAACCCACTTCTCGGTCACGAAGTTGTGCCATTGCCAGCGATTGAAGAGCATTACTCTACGGCGGGTGAAGTGGCGGCGCAGCTCGGTTGCACTGCGAACAAGATCGGTCGCGTAGCCAATAAACACAACCTGAAAACAGAGCAGTACGGCAAGTTCTTTCTGGATAAGTCGAGACACTCAGATAAGCAGGTTGAGGCGTTTCGCTACAACGCTGAAGGGGTTCAGGCACTTCGCCACCTGATCCATGGTGCTGATGTAGCGTAACTATCTGAAAAACATTCAAAGCTCAATTTTGGGCTTTGCTATTTAAACCCGCTTAACTGCGGGTTTTGTCGTTCACTCTGGATATAAGATCAGTTCATGGGAAAACTCGCAGCATGCTAGATTGCCTGGAGGCATGAATTATTGGTGATCTGGCGTGGACGATGAAAAATCAAGACAAAGAGAATTAGAACTGACGCTTCAAAGACGCTTAGAGAAGGTAACTCCGGACTTACTTTCTGAATTTTTATTCAAGCGGGGCATAGAGGTGTTCAGGTGCCTTTTGTGCGGAAGTGAGGATATTGGCATCCCTCAATGCAATGTGCATCAGTCAGGACCCGATGGTGCGTCGTCACGATCTTTTGTCGATTACATAAAGTTAGATGCGGGTGGTCCTAGGTTTTCTCTCATGCACTACCAGTATCGGATCATTTGCCGAAACTGTGGATTTACGCATCATGTCGCTGTTTGGCCAGTATTAAAATGGATTGAGGATGGTGATAACGATGCCAAGTAGAGAAAGGGATCCTGGTGTTTCATATATGGCTGACTACCCAAGATTCAATGGTCGCGGTGGTGGTGGCGGAGGTGGTGACATGCATGACAGGCTTACCCGTATTGAGACGGTTGCTGAAAACCAGGAGAAGCTAATTAGCGATACAAGAGCTGATTTGCGTGGCATTCGGTCTGACATGAAGTCCATGGAAAACAGGATTGTTGACAAAATGGACGAAAATCAGAAGTGGCTGGTTGGCCTTTTGGTGTCGGCAATACTGGTGCCTTTGTTCATCGCGTTGGTTACTAAGTAGCGCTGCGGCGGGTTTTGTCGTATCGCTTCCCCTCTGCTACGATTGCCGCATCATTTACTGATGGGGATAGGGATATGCGAGTTTTTATTGCACTTAGCCTTTTAATGGTCTCAGGCGCAGCCGTGGCTAGTGAAAAGTTAGTATGTGAGTATGCAGTGGGGGCGTTGTCTACACCGCCAAATCTGCTCACTAAAGGTAATGCGAATGTGATATTCGATGGAAAATCCTTTACGGCATATAGGCTGGATGGTTCTTTTGTTGTAACCCCACCATTGACTGAAAAGAAGGATGGGATGATTTTTGTTGATGATAAAACAAAGGTCTTTGCTGCCAGTCTGGACAGATCTAACTTTGCAGTGTCTGACAGAATAAAAAAAACCACAGAGCAGTGGGCTAAATGTTCGGGCGGGAGTTCTTACAGCAATGAAAGAGATCAAATATCAGGCTCACCGGTAAGCACGTCTGAAATTGAAAAGATAAAAAGATTGCCCGGCATTGCTGAATTACATTGTTCTAACTTTATTGATAAAAGATACTCTCAATCCAAAAATATAATCTATAAAATACAACCCAGTATATTCGCTAAAATGCCGTTAGTTTCTGGTGGGGATATTACCTGTGAGGTGTCAAGTAATATATGGAACTGGAATGAAACAAATGTAATGGCAGTAGAGCATGGTCTTATTGATCGCATACCTTATACATTATATCACTCAGACGGTTCAGGGAATGTTGGCGTGGCAGATCAGGCGTGGTCGTTCGGGTGCGTAAAAGATTCAATGACGGATAAAAAACAATGCGAGATAACCAATGAAAGCATTAGGATAATTAAAAAGGCAAAAGGATACTCAGCTATTGTAGGTAATGAGCATTTCCCAGGGCGAAGTGCATATATAAGAGTTGGGCAAGGTAAGCCCATTGCCTCCGGCGATAATGGCTACTTTCCGAATGTCACAGGAATTGTCGGCAGCATCAATGGCGGTACAAAGTTGCTCACAAGGTATACCAAATGGCCTTATGATTATGTTGTTGATACTGAGGTTAATACAATTGGATTTGAGCAAGCAAATTTTCTTTTAGGTAAGACATTGTCAGTATACTAAGAGCTAATATGTAATTAACTTAGAACCTCGCTCCGGCGGGGTTTTTTTATTGTCCGGAGAAAGATATGGCAGAGAACGCTGGCGGCATTTATTACGACATTGAGATGGACATACAGGGCCTTCTTGTAGCCCAGCAGCGCGTTAACCAGCGTCTTGATCTGATGGAGCGGGGATTCGATGGTACAACACGAGCCGTGAATAACACTGAGCGTTCTATGTCTAGCCTGTCAGGCGTAGCCGTTGCTTTGGCCGCTGCTCTTTCTGTAAAGCAAGTTTCCGAATATGCAGATGCTTGGGCAACTGTAAATAACAAGCTGGCTAACTCACTGCGGCCTAACGAGCAACTTGCTGATGTAACAGAACGCGTATTCAACATTACACAGCAAACGAGAGGCAGTTTAGATGCCACAGCATCGTTGTATGCACGACTGGAAAGAGCGACAAGGCAGTACGGGACCAGCGCAGATGATCTGGCGAAGTTAACCACAATTATAAACCAAGGGTTCGTTGTATCAGGTGCCACGGCGCAAGAGGCCGAGAACGCGATTATTCAGTTGTCGCAGGGCCTTGCTTCTGGAGCTTTACGCGGCGAGGAATTCAACTCTGTAAACGAACAGGGAAACCGCCTGATTGTTGCTCTTGCTGACTCGATGGGCGTTAGCATCGGCGAAATGCGGAACATGGCTGCGCAGGGCAAGTTAACAACCGACGTGGTTGTTAATGGGCTTCTATCCCAAGGAGCAGTGATCGGAAAAGAGTTCGCCAATACAACGACGACGATCAGCCAGGCACTGCAGGTGGCTGGTAACAACGTAACTAAATTCTTTGGCGAAAACTCTACCGTTAAAACTGGTGCCGCTATTTTTAATGATGCAGTTGTGACTGCCAGTGAAAACATTGGCGTTCTGAGCGCTGCATTAACTGCTGCAGCAGCAATTATGGGAAGCCGGTATGTCGGCGCATTGACAATGTCTGCCGCCTCGCAGATTCAATCCGCCTTGGCTGCTCAACGTCAGGCGGCAGCTAACAACCAATCAGCCCAGTCTGCGTTAATCGCTGCTAACTCAGTTAAGAGAAAGGCCGTGGCTGACAAAGAGGCGGCATTATCTTCCCTGGCCTTAGCGCAGGCAGAATACAACGTAGCTAAGGGGAGCGCAGCTGAAATGCTGGCGCTGGATGCATTGGTTGCAGCCAAATCAAGAGCAAGCGCTGCGTCGTTATCTTTAGCGCAGGCAGAAACTGCACAAGCAGCCGCATCTACACGCGCGGCTGCCGCTGCACGTGCTGCCTCAGTTGGTATTGGGCTTGCTCGCGGTGCGCTTTCTTTGATTGGCGGGCCCGGTGGCGCTGCCATGCTGGCAGCATCTGCTATTTTCTACTTCTGGCAGAAGGCACAACAAGCCAGAGAAGAAGCAATCCGCTTTGCTGACAGTCTGGATAAAGTTAATGCCTCAATGAAGGCAATGAATAATACCCAGCTCAGGGGTATAATTGCCGATGCCAATAAGTCTATTCAGGCGCAAGAGGAAGATGTAAGGGATCTTGAAGATAGCATTAAGAAACTTAAAAGTGAGATTGATGACTACACCGCAAGAGGGAAGCAATTCGGAACAACAATAGAGCAAGGCAACGGATTACTAAAAATCGCATCAGATAAAACTGATGAGCTGAATCAAAAATCGCGTGATCTGGCGAACGCGCAGGATAAGTTGGCAAGAACTCAGGATACCGCAGCGGAAGCTAACAGGACCCTAACAAACAACATGCTCACTTCAATGGGTGTGCATGATGGGCTGATCCAAAAGGGTTGGTCACTTGAGCAGGTGCAGAGCGCGGTTGCGAAGGCTTTCGGCAACACTGCTGATGAAATAAACCGAGCAAATCAGGCTGGACAAAACTTCAACCCCAAAGCGCTGCAGGTTTCTCCTCCTACCGCTGATGGCGACAAAGTAATTCTTAACCTCGAAGAGCAGAACGAGTTACTGAAAATTCAGGATGAACGCCAAAGAGCAGTGACAAAAGCCAGAATGCAGGCAGCGAAGGTCACTGATAACCCAAACCAGATATCAAGGGCTGGCGATCTGGCCGGAGAAAACTACGACCTTCAGAAAGCAGAAGAAGCCCGCCAGGAGGCTCAGAGAAAGGGAGAGCAGCAAGACAAGCGTTCAGCATCAGCCGCAGAATCAGTTTCCCAAAAACTTGAAAACCTGCGCCAGCAGTCTGAACTTGCAGCCAGTTCAACTCAAGAATTGAGCCGAGACAGCGCGATATTGCGTGCGCAGCAGTCACTCGGCAGCGCCGCAACTCAGGCGCAGATTCAGGAGGCTGGGCAATACGCAGCTAAAGCGTGGGATGCAGCCGCGGCAGCAAGAGGCGTAACCGAAGCGCTCAAGGCCATTCCGGAGAAGGCGGAGAATAAATCCTATGCCGAATCCATGCAGAACCTGAAAGCCGCTCTGAATGCCGGGAAGATTGATCTGCAGGAGTACAACTCAGCCACTGAGCGGATGGAGCAGCAGCATCAGGCCAACCTTGCCAAAATACGCTCGCAGCAGGTGGTTAACCCCACCCAGCAGGCACTTGCAGAAGTTGACCCGGTGCAGCAATTGGCCAACCAGCACGCGCAGGAGTTGGCGCTGATTCAGCAGTTTGAGCAGCAGGGCGTTTTGGCCCATCAGAACGCGCTGGCCCTCAAAAACGCAGCCGACACGCAGTACGAGCAGCAGAGGACCGCAGCTCAATGGGAAATCCTCAGCCAGCAGAGCCTCGGCTATAACATGCTGACGAGTGCGGTGGATGCGTTTAGCGGGAATGCCTCCAATGCAATCACCGGCCTGCTAACTGGCACAATGTCGGCGCAGGAGGCGATGCGGTCGCTCGGCAACACCATACTGAACAGCGTGATCAACAGCATTGTTCAGGTTGGCGTGGAGATGCTGAAAAACTTTATCATCGGGCAGACAATCGGGGCGGCATCAACTGCTAACGGATTGCTACAGGCATCCCTGTTAACCAACGCATGGACACCGGCAGCCTATGCCGCCTCCGTGGCGACAGGTGGTGCAGCCGCAAAAGTGGGGGCCGTGGCCTATGGTTCTGGGCTGGCAACATCAATGGCTCTAAGCACTGTATCTGGTGCTCGCTACAATGGCGGCCCGGTATCAGCCGGCGGCCTGTATCAGGTCGGCGAGAAAGGCAAGCCAGAGATTTACCAGGCCAGCACCGGCAAGCAGTACATGATCCCCGGCGATAACGGCAAGGTTATCAGCAATAAGGATATGAATGGCGGCCAGGTCCAGGTAAACATCCAGTTTTATGACCAGACCAGTGGCGGACAGCATTCATTCCAGGCGCAGGCCAGCCAGGAAGGTGGTGTTGTGACAGTGGAAGCTTTTCTTACCGATGTTGATCGCAATGGGCCAATGTCCTCAGCAATTCAGAGCGCTTTTGGTCTCGGAAGAAAAGCGCAAGGTGCTTACTAAACCAAACCCGCTTCGGCGGGTTTTTTAATGGGTGAACATAATGAAAGTAGCAATCGAAGTTAATGGCGAGGTTATCTGGTACCGCGACAGCGATAAACAGGAGGGGGTGGCGTCGTTGGGCTACTTGAAGGACGGCACACAGCAGAAAATCATTGCCGCCCTTGAAGAGGCATTATTCCAGGCGAAAGGGCAGATGCTATTGCCTGATTACGTTGATTGAATATCTGTATGTAGCGCGATGCCCGGCAGGGAGAGCCAGAACGACATTCCAGTTACCGGAGTGCGGCACTGCAATGTTGGCGGGAAACTGCTTATAGAATCCGCCATAGACTTTGCAGCTTTCACCTCTCTTGTATCGGTTATAAGCAGCGTCATCCATAACAAGGACGTTGATTTGGTGGGAGCACTGAACGGAAACGATTGATCCGCCCTCCATGTAATCCCTGCTGTGCGTGTAAGACATATGACCTCTCTTGCTGTGTGTGAAAAATACACAGTATCAGCGAGACACATTTAGTAACATCCTGATAAAAGATCAGTGCCGCAGCAGCGGCATTTTTTATGCCCGGAGGAAACGTGGCAACAGTTCAATACCCTCCGTTCCTGCCGCTTCCCCAGCGCGCCGATCAGAATATGACGCAGGATACAGCCTGGCAGACGACGCAGACGGCGGTCGGTCCATTGATAATCACGCCGATTACCACGGACCTGAAAGCAACCTGGACGCTACAGTGGATATTCACGCTTGCTCAAGCCGAGCGGTTTAAGTCATGGCTGCGCTCGCCGACGTACTGTGACCGCGGGCGTAACTGGTTCCAGATGCCGATCGACCTGGGTGATACGCAGGGCGTGCAGCAGCAGACGCTGCATTTCGTCGACATGCCGGTGCAGACCAGCAAAAACGGCAGCGTCGTCACCTGGACCGCAACGGTCATCAGCAACGGTATCGAGGACATTACCGAGGACTACGACGACTGGATTGTTGAGGCCCAGCCTGGCTATGGATACTGGCTGGATTACCTGATAACCGAAGTGATGCCGAGGGCTGACTAATGCCGACTTTGAGAGAGTGGAAGGAGCGGCGGCCAGCAAGCGACATCAAACAGACGGTGGAGTTTTATCACCCTGCGTTTGGTTATTACCGGGTGGTCAATAACCTGTTTCGCCCGGCGACGTTTGGCGGCAACTCGTTCGAGCCTGCGCGGTTCAGCGTGACCGAGCCGGCGCAGGACGGAACGGCGGTCATATCCATGACGATCACCTTTGTCGCCGCGACGGAGCATGTCCGGCAGACACTGAAAAGCTGGCGCGGGGCGGCGCGCATGACGCCAATACAATGCCTGTATCAGCAGTGGAATGCGATTGGTGATGCATCATCCCTGAAAGACTGGACGCTGTATGTGAACGACATTTCCGCCGATGCCAGCAACGTCACCGTGACCGCCGGAAAGACTAACCCGCTGACGCTGGCCAACTCCATCATTTACACCACGAAAGACTATCCCGGGCTAATCACCGTATGACACAGAGCGACTTTATCGGGCTTGTTAACGGCAAGCCCTGGGCTAATCGCGCCTGCAGTTTTGAGCAGATGGACTGCTGGGGCCTGGTGGTTCTCTATTACCGGCATGTGCTCGGCCTGGAGCTGCATCACATCGCCGGCTACGAATCGGGCGCGGATTTCATCACCTGCTACGAACAGGAACACGCCCACTGGCGGCGTGTGCCGGTGGCGGAAACCGGCTGCATCGCCGTTTTTTACCGCGGCGAAGTGCCGGCGCATATCGGTGTGATGATCAGCCCGGTTAAGTGCCTGCATGCCCGCGGGGAATTTGGTTTCGTGCGCTGCGATAGCCCGCTGGCATTACTGAAGGTTTACAGCAAAGTGGAGTACATGGTGCATGGTGCGATATGAGTTACAGAGGCTGCCTGGCGCGCCGCTGCAGCGGGGAACGGTAGATGCCGGTACCACACTGGTGAGCCTGCTGGATTCTCTGCAGCTGCACCGCGATGTTATCGTGAAACTGAATGGCCGAGCGCTGCCGGACGATTACGATATCAGTCGGCCACTGCGATCCGGTGATACTGTGGCTGTGTTCGACCAGCCAGAGGGCGGGGTGGGAAAGCTCATCACCACGATATTGCGTCCGGTCACGAAAATCCTCTCCGGCGCGCTGAAGGTGTTCGGACTGTCAAATAAGCCTAGTGCGTCGGTATCGGTGGCGACAGGCGAATCCCCCAACAACGACTTAACCGGCCAGACGAACCGCGCGCGACTCTACAAGGGGCGCCCGAACATTTACGGCCAGTGCCGCGTCTTCCCTGACCTGATTCAGGAGGCGCTGTTCGAGTTCGTCGACAACAACAAACAGCTTACGGAATGGTTCGAGGTCGGTTACGGCCGGTACACCATCTCCTCGATCCGCTACTCGGAATCGAACCTCGGCAGCCTGGCGGGAGCCAGTTCTGCGATTTATAACCCGGGTGACGTGATCGGAACAATTGAGGTTGGGTATCAGTTCGATGACGTCGATAACGAGACAGTCCCCGGCCTGAACGAAAGCCAGGACTTCCCGGCCCAAACCGCTACCACGACGGCGCCGACATCAGTGGCGATCGAGAGTAATCAGCTAAAGGCTGTTGCGCTGTCGAACGATGACAACTTTGCATACTTCGCCGCACTGGCGGTGCCACACCCCGTATCATTCGTCATCAACGCCACCTGGAACGATGGCGGCACAAGCGTCACGCGGAATGTCACCGGCGCCGGGAATATCATCTCCTCAGAGAGCTTTATTGGCGACGACACGCTTTCTTACACGACGTTCTATATTGGCGAACTCTCGGGAGAAATTACGTCTCTGCCGGGCAATGCGGTTATCAACGCGACGCTGTTCACGCTGAATGACCAGACCCCTCTGGTTATCGGACCGTCAGTGTCGCCGATTGTCTCGACGCAGGTCTGGGTGCATGTGCTGGTTCAGCTCGGCGCGACGGCCGGCACAACGCAATACAGGATCAAGTTCTGGCAGGTCGATGACGACAACAATCAGGTGCCCGGTACGTCAGAGCAGCACGATTATTTCTTCGATAACGACTTCCAGGTGACGACCCGGTATTTCCGCACAACGCACAAGTTTGTCCCGGCTGCCGGGGCGGGGCGCTATGCGGTGACCATCGAGCGCCTCGACAACAGCAATGACGCTAACGTCGTGACGCTGATGGCAATCCACGCGGTGAACGTGCGCGAAAACGTTGTTTATCCGGAAGACACGATTGCCCGCATCACGATTAAGGGGTCGAATGACAGCAACTCAAACCGCGAGCAGAAGTACAACATGCTGGCGCAGCGGCATACCATCAGCTACGACCGGACAACCGGAGCGGTTGATTACACGCTGCGGCCAAGTCGGTCGTTTGCCGACGCTATCCTTCACGAATGGGTGGTTGTCGGTAAGCAGGACGTAGCCAGTATTGACGTCGCGGCGCTGTATGCCATTGCCGATTCGCTGCCGGATGCCCAGCTTGGATATTTCGATTACACCTTCTCGGATGAGAAACAGCCTCTTGGTGAGCGCATAGCGACGATCGCCAATGTGGCCCGCGTTGACGGCAATAACATCGGCGATGTGCTGACGTTCTGGCGTGATGAGAAAGTGACAAATCCCGATGCGGTTTTTGCGCGCTCAAACATGTTCTGGGACGAGTACAAAGTAGCCTGGCAAATGTCTCTCCCTGGTGGTTACGACGGCGTGGCGCTGGATTACGTTGACCCGCTGACGAACAAGAAGGCGTACATCTACCTGCAGATCGACAGCAGCGGCATCACTGAGGTTGAGGATGCCACTGTTAACGCGATGCAGATCAGCCTGGACGGCTGCCGAAACGCCACCCAGGCAACCGACAGGGCCTGGCTTGAGGCGAGAAAAATTCTCTACTCACGCCTGACCATGACGGTGAAAGTGCTCGAAGAGACCCAGGTTGTTCGCGGCACGGTGGTTCAGTGTCCTGACATGTACGACAACGCGCAGCAAACCGGTTATATCACCGGGCGATCCGGAGACGTATTTGCGACCTCAGAGCGTCTCGACTTTTCTCTCGGCGATATGTGGGTGGTTATGACCGACAGCCTCGGAAATTACCGCGGGCGCTGGCGGGCCTATCCGGTAAGCGGCAAGCCCAAAGCATTTCAGGCTGCGGCCGATACTTTCGATCTGAACATTTATGACCGCAAAAATGTACAAAACCCCAGCCGGTATTTCATCGCTACCGACTCGGAACTTAATTCCACTATCTGGCGCGTCGATAGCGCCAAACCTAACGGTGACGATACTCAAACCCTCTCACTCACTGAATATTCAGACTCGATTTATCCGTAACACACAGCAGTAATTACCAACCTTCGCGCACAACATCAGATTAATTCTGAGGGGTTTGTGCGCCTTTTACATAGGGCGACATGCACAATGGCAGAAGTACCGTTACCAACTCCCACAGATAACGCTGTTCCGAGCACGGATATCCGGGATGCAGTTTATGCCGGCGCCATGCTGGATAAGGTTGTCACCAGTACCGAGTTGACATATACCGATCGCCTCGGCGGAGAGCATTACACCGTAGATGGAATTAAGGCAGAAGGGGATAAAGTTGTCGAAGAGACGCGGCAGAATCTGATCCCTCTAAGTCGCCAGTATATGACATTGGCTGATGCACAGGCAGACATCGCTAATATTCCTTCAGGTTCAACAACTTATGTCCGAAGTCAGGACGGCAGTACGCTTGCGGATGAGTACATAAACGTCAGTGGAACTTTGCAGCCTACCGGGCGGCGGATGCTCCGTGACGACTACGGATACCAGGTATCACCAGACAGTGTGGCCCTGGCTGGTTATGACCCGGAGACAAAAAGAGTGGCCCCATTTTTAAATACGGAGGGTCGACTTATCCAAATCGGCCCTGACGGAAAATATTACGAGGTCCTCACACCACCAGAGGCACAGCTATACGCGCTGGGAAGCGATGGGCAGGTGACGCAGTTTATCGGCGGTGAAAAGGTGTGGCGTATGATCGTTGACGCCACGACCAACCAAATTGTTGAGGCTTATACGGTTGGCGGACATCACTGGATCTATTCCGATAGCGGCCTGGTTCTGGTTAACCAGGAGAGTGGGGGAGGTGGCGACGATGATGCCAACCAGCTCCCTGAGTATGGACTTCATTTGTCAGGGTCTACGGTATATCCATACTCAGAAGATGTACCGGTCTGTTTCATTTTTGTAACTGCTGGGCAGTCCAACGCACGTGGTTATTGCCCTGACGCCGATCAAACTATTGTCGCGGCAACGCCAGTTTATCCCGATAACGCGTTTATGTTATCTGGTGGGGTCAGGAGAACGGGGACGCGCAGCACTACTCTGGTGCCACTGGTTGAGGCAGTAAGTGGGACAGATAAAGAAACGGCCGCAAGCGGGCTTGCTAACACATTCATCCGTGATATGTATACGTCCACCGGCGTAATGCCGCGCACGCTATCAATCGTCTGTGCTCAGTCTGGACAGGCTTACGAGTACCAGAAACGGGGAAACCAGGTTTATCAGTATCTGCTCGATTCAATCGAAGACTGCGTAACGGCCTGTAGAGCGCGTGGCTGGCTGCCGATTGTTCTCTGCGTTGACTGGATGCAGGGAGAGTCCGACGAGGACTGGTCAGGATTACGAGAAGGAATGTATGAATCACGGATGAGGCAGTACCAGAGACAAATCACCAGCGACATCATCGCAAGAACGGGTCAAAACGAACCGCCGATTATCGCCATTACCCAGCTGGGGTATGTCAATGACGGGCATGGTGCATTTACAGGCCAGTACGCGCGACTGGCGTCGACGCGATTGCACGGAAAAGAGCAATTCAGGCTGGTCAATAGTTTGTACCAGTACGATTTTATTTCAGACGGTCTGCACTTGACGTGTGCGGGCCAGAACCGGCGTGGAGCAGCTGTGGCGAGAGCGCTTATCCAGGAGTGGTTTACGAGCGGCTGGTACGGCATGGTTCCGACAAGTTTCGTGTGGAACTCACCAACGCAGATACAGATCAATGTCCCAGCGTATACGAACCTGGTGCTGGACACGACTACGATCAACACCTCCGGTCTGGCCAATTACGGCTTTAGCTACACGGATGAATCGGCGTCACCCCCTGCCATTTCGAGCGTCGCGATTAGCTCTGACGGCAAGGGAGTATTGATTAACCTGGCGTCTGCTCCTACTGGCCGTTTTGGGCGCGTTTCCTATGCGACAGTAGAAAACCCACTTCAGAGCGGCGCATCTGTAAAACCTTCCGGGCGGACTCTTGGTGCGAGAGGGTGTGTACGATCTTCCGCTGGAATCACCTGGGTGTATGACACATCCGTAACTCTCTACGACTGGCTCCCTGCTTTTCGAATCAACGTTTTCTGAGGATAAAAAATGCGCCTTCTTTACACTGACACAGGGTTAAATAACCCACTTCTTCCCGTTTATTCTTTGACAGCTGCGGAAATAGCACTGGCAAATTTAAACCCCACTATATGGTCGCCTGCAACGGTTGATTTTATCAAACCAGGGGTCGGGCAAAAAGTTTCCGCACTCGCAAACCGAATTGACGGAGGTAAATTCAATTCTCAGACTAGCCTGGAACCCACGACAAAATATAATGGGTCAACTCTGCAGGGGCTTAATTTCTCCGGCGCATCCGGCATGGCTGGTGATACGGCGGTGGTTATGGACGCAAACATCAATACTTTTGCATTCATCTATCAGTTACCTTCAGGTGCATTACCTACACGCGGCACAGACAAAGCAGTTATCGCAACCCAGGAAAGCATACCTCATGGGGTAGGTATTCGCACAACGGGGGCGGGGTCATTCCCTATTTTTCTGAATGGAGGGGTCGAGGCCGACGTGCCATTTACCCCTAACAATATGGGGGCTGGTCTGTTTTGCGCCGTGGTTATGTGCTCTAACAAAAACACGGGGGCTTACGCAATTGCATACCAGCGGTCTGACCAGACAGCGGTAACAACCAGACAGGTAACTGGCTATACGATACCTGCATACACCACGTCTCAAAAAATGAATTTAGGCGGTGCTGGAGATGGGGCTATTTCACCCCTGACGTCTGTGCTGTCAGACGCAATAGTGATACCTGGTTTGTATTCCTACGGGACCAGTGCCCAGGATGTAATTTTTACATACCTGATGGAGAGAATTGGGAAAATAACAGGCTAATCAACTTAATAATTGCCGGCATAACGAAATTATGCCGCTGGTATTGATCTTCAATTCCAACAAAACTACTGTATATAAAAACAGTGTTTATCGGAGGGCAGATCATGCTTCGACAGTCAGACAACGCCGCGGCTTTCCGCGAGTCGGTATTGCGCAACCCAAAAGGATACCAGTACCTGCACACAAAGGATTTTGTGTCAGCGCTGCGCCGGCGTGGGCTGCACTTTACCGACTCAGAGGCTAATGCGTGGATATCTAGAGAGCAGACGTACTTTGTCGACAAAACCACCGACCATAGCGAAAACCGTTTATGGCTGATGGCCAACATGGGGAGGGTGATCTAATGGGATTCCCTTCACCCGCGACGGACTACGTCGAGCAAAGGTTGTCTGTTAACTCGATCTGCAATGTCGGCCCAAACACGCTAGTTTTCGAGCGATCTGGTGGTTACGTTATACTGGATATCTCCCTGAAGCCAAAGCAGGGTAGTCAGATTCTGATCCAACACGGCGGCGGGACGGAACTTGCCACGCTGAGAGGAAAGGCGCTGATTACTGAAGATGGTGAAGCGATCGATGGCGAAGCCCTGGACGATGTTACTGTCATCGGGGTCGTGACATTTACTATCTGCGATGTTCGTTCTGATAATTCTATTATTTAACTGGGGTATATATGGCGCTTAAGCTATTAGCCAATAATAACGCAAAGAGTGTTCTCGCTGCGGGTATTAGCGCGTCCGCTACCGTTATTACCGTGGGTACCGGAGCGGGGGCTTTATTCCCTTCCCCTGTATCTGGACAGAGCTATTTCAAATTAACGATAACCGACGCGGCCACGAAAACAATATCTGAAATTATGCACGTCACGTCTGTATCCGGTGACGTGATGACAGTAATTCGTGGTCAGGAAGGAACTACGGCACGCGTATGGTCAACGAATGACATTGTCGCGAATTTAATGACCGCCGGATCATTGTTATCTTTCCTGCAGATCAGCAATAACCTGTCAGAAATTAAAGATGCCGGTGAGGATGCGATAAATGAAGCCCGTTATAACCTCGGAATATCTGATTCCTCTGGTTTTGTCGGGCGTTCACTTGGCGCTCCAAAAGCTTTCTATGCAAACGGAACCTATACGCGATCTCCTCTGGCCCGTTATGCAAAAGTAACGTTGACAGGTGCCGGTGGCGGCGGTGGCGGCTGCCAGGCCTCCAACAATACAGAAACCTTCTCCGGTGCTGGCGGCGGCGCGGGCGCGACCATTATCGTATGGGTTGACCTGTCTGCTGCCAGTTCTTATGCGATTACTGTCGGCAAGGGTGGTAAGGGCGGAGTTGGCGCAGTAAGTGGTGCGGATGGTGGGGCCACCTCGTTTGCCAGCCTGTTCTCAGCTCCTGCGGGAAAGGAGGAGTGAAGTCAGGCGTGTCCAATACCGCCGGCGGCGCCGGAGGTACGGCGGCGACCGGAGATATCAGGATCAACGGTGGTACCGGCTCAGATGGACAGACAGGCTCAAGCCTTCTGACGGGCAACGGCGGGGCGTCGTATTTTGGCGGCGGTGGCCGGGCGGGTTCTCAGGCCGGTATTGCTGGCGCAGCTCCCGGATCCGGTGGTGGTGGAGCGTATGACCTCGGGTTTACCAGTACGGCTTATTCCGGCGGCGATGGCGCGGATGGCATCCTGATCCTGGAAGAATTCGCGTGA